ATGAAGTTTAATTATGGTAATTCACCGTTTGATTGTGATAATAAGGAACGAGATTTTCTTCGACCTTTTCAATTAGTGAACAAATTATTGAATACCAAAGTTTATAACGATACAGTGAATATCTTAATTAACGCTAACCGAATTTATATATTAGCTTTTCAGATGTCTCAGGTCACTGCACTTGATTTTTACTTAAAAGTTCACAAGGTAGACCCAACTAAAATTATGTTTTTTCGCTCATTTGATGAACAGGTAAGAAGTATTCCTTTACTCAATAAAGATGATGTTGTATTAATGATATCCAATAGCGGAGAATGCCAAGAAATAATTGATTGTCAAAAATATCTTCCTGAAGGGATCAAAAAGATTTTAGTAACAAACGGAATAGAGAGTACACTATCTGAATTTTGTACCCATGAACTCAGCATAGGCTGTTTTGAAAAAAATATCTTAACATTCAAAGAGATTCCTACAGACTCTAGAAATGCACTACTTTATTTGATGGATAGACTATTTAAAGATATGATCAAACAAAATTATGATGACGCCCTAGAAAAAATAAAAAAATCTAGTCTCTTCTTTTCAAACATCTGAATTAAGAAAATATCTACCCAAAATTCATCTAAAATAGCCCCACAATAAAAAAGCCACCGGTGGCAATCCGGTGGCAAATGCATGTATACACAGTATAAATCCTCAAAAACCTTGCTACTTCTTGCTTTCTTCCTCGTCCATTTACAAAGCAGCCATGAAAGCTACCTATATTCTTGTATTCTAAAAGTATTACATACATTTCCAATAAGGTTTAAATTGCTTTATATAGAAGTCTTTGCAATTGGTATATGCTCGATTGTTTTTCATACTATTTCGTATTATTTCAAATTTTTCGTAGCTTATCCAATCACCGTGGGATAAATGTGAGAGAAAAATTTTCTACCCATATAAACAAAAAAACCACCTCATATGAGGCGGTTAACGTTCAACATTATTTTACGATATTTACTGCTTGAGGACCACGTTGTCCTTCTTCAATATCATAAGTAACTGCTTGTCCTTCATCTAAAGACTTAAAGCCTTCTCCTTGGATTGCTGAGAAATGAGCGAATACGTCATTTCCATCTTCACCAGTGATGAAACCAAAACCTTTATCTGAGTTAAACCATTTTACTGTACCGTTATTCATATATATTTCCTCCTGATACGTATATAATACGTGTTTTATTGCAATTAATATTACTTGGTAAAAGGAGTTTTTATAGTGTGAATATATCGCTCAGATTACGTTTCAAATTAGATTACTTATTTACTATAACACGGATGTAATGCTAACACAAGGATAATCACTCGATATACGGTTTAAATATAAATAAAAAAGATGTGAAATTTCAGAAAATCACAATAATTGATTAACCAACGAGAAAGACCTTCAATGAATGATCTCTCTATCAATTAATCGAGTAATATCTAGTTTCTTTTTGTTCTTCGTTAACTACTTCCGTTTTTAAACAAAATGTTTGCAGTGTGATTATATTAGCAATACAATTTTTCGCAACTTTATATGTTTCTTCTGCAGAAGCTCCGTATTCTTTTTTTAATTTTGCTTTCGCTGCAGTTAGTTCGTGTTTTCTTAATTTTGTTAATTTGAGGTATCTGTGATTCATTCGAAACTATTCTTCTTATTATTTGGTTATTAGTTGGCTATTAGTTGATAAAATGCTATTGTCCTAATTGATATAAGACTATATGGGAGATGATGCTGTGGTCACATTTAGTATGCTTTTATTTTGGATTCCAGTCTGTATTGGTGTCATCTCTTTCTTTTACTTCACTAAACGTTCTAGAAAAGCGATTATATTAGTGCTTTCTTTTTTACCATCTGCGTTTTTTATAATAAAAATAATAAAACATACATTTTATCAATCGCTTTCAGCATTAAATTTTTACGTAGTAGGGTTGTTTTTATCTCTTATTCTTTTTATCGTTGTTTTGCGATATCTTTATAAGAATTATTAATTTTTCTGCTTTTATAACTATAAATTTTCTCACTTGTTGTTTTTGTCTTTATACTAGTACTATCACTTGACATCCAACTGTTTCTCCTTAATTCTTGTTTCTGTCGACTTATTATTAAGGTATTGACTATAAAATAAATAAGAGATACTCTTATCTAAAAGTGATAGGAGGAAGAAAAATGACGCTTATCAACAAACTTAATGCTAATATATTTTTATACACCGGAATGATTCTTGTTATACTTAATGCTATTTTTTTAGATTTCAATTTTTTCATAAATATTTTAGGTCTTGCTCTTGTCTCATTTTCTAGTAATATCACAAAAATAATTGGAAATTTTCTAAAAGACAATCACTAGTTGATTGTCTTTTTTTCTGAATGTCTATGTAACTAAAAAATATGAAAAGAATCTGTTTATCTTTTCCCCTAACGGTAGTCGCTAGACTTTAAGTGCCTTATTTTCTCTTTTTTTACTCATTTAAATAAAATTCTGATTTATCTTGTTGTGGATCAATTCATAATACGCCTTACTAGAAACCGCTGTGCTTATCTTAGCTTTATTATTTTACAAATCTTACACGATCAAACTGCAAAAACGACCATTTATTGTAATCTGTGTTTGATTTGTTTTATCAAATTTTTCATTTGACTAATTAGCTGCCTCTTCATTCTTCTCCTGCATAATGACCTCAATCTTCTCTTCAGCAAAAAAATGGCTAAAAACAGAAGTATCATGTATAATTAAATTAAAATTAAAATAATTAGAGAAGGTGAAGTTATGGATGAATTTCAAATGATAAAAAGCACTCTTGCATCTATAAAAGAATATGTATCAATGAGAAGTAGCTTTCCTAATGAAAGTGATAGAAACAACGTTATAAGGAATTTTAATATTCAGTTTATAGGAAAAGAACGTAAAAAAGTTATTTCTATAGAGATTGCTAATTGTTTAAAATTAGAAAATAGGATATTTAACAAATATATTGAAGAAGTTGCCAATGAACTCCACATCAAATTAGAAGGACTCCATAAGGTAAATTCTGTTACTTCGAAAGCTGATGCGTATTATATTTATCTTTGACAATAAGCAATTGATATATTTTAAGTAAACATAACTTTGATGTTTATAAATTGATAGACAGCAACGGAAATAGTAAAAACAAGGATGTGAATTTCAACTCTTCCTAATTGTTCTTACTATTTTTCAACCGTTGCTGTCTATCGCATTTCATCATTCTTTCAATCCGAATTAATTAGGGTACTTTATCGGCATATCTAGTATTTAACCATCAATACCATGACTACTATCGTAAAATCTGTCTTTTATTTTTATTCCGTTCCCTCCCATTGACGATCATTATCTAATATAGAAATCCAAACTTACGAATAGCCTCACTCGCATTAACAACACGCCGATTTGCCATTTTATATACTTCTTCTTCAGAAACTTTGTTGTGACTTCTCCCCTTAGTCTCATTTTTTTATCATAATAAATAAATAGTGATAAAATAAATATATTGGGAAAGAGAAAAAATAAAGGGGATATAACTTTATTATTTATTAGTAAAATCTTATTCTGGGTTACTTGTGCATATAAAATTATTGTTCTAAGTTGTTTGAAAATATGGCGTAAAAAATATTGTTTATTGGTCGTCTCATTCCTCCCATTTATCTATTTCATGATCAAGATTTGGGATGATTCAGATTCTGATCCCCTTTTTTTATCCAATTATTTAGTTGGGTTAGTGTTTTCGATAGTATTTTTTATTTGTATATTAATTTATCTGAATACAAAAAATTAACTTTTCCAGCTCTTGTAGCTGGCTTCTTTTGTTTCTAGCCTAATTATTTTTCTAAAAAGTTATTTGAATAAATACTCTTTTTGAGAGATCTTAGCCAAACCATTTTTTAAATAGCTAGGGATTCTGCGCTAACTTAAACGGCATAACTCAGTTTATACATGGATTCTTTTGATTAATCCAAAGTTGTTTCCAACTCATCCACTGATTCCAAGGTATCCAAAGCATTATTAGATGTACACCTATTCTCATGTGACAAATAAGATAAAAACTGAAACGATAGATATCATGGAGAATTTAAGAAAAAATTCTTGAATTTTACCAAAAAAAGCCACCGGTAACAATCCGGTGGCAAACCCAAAAGAAATCCAGGCTCGAGTTGGTAATTCTAGATTAGTTACTACTATGGATGCTTACGCACATGTAACCAAAAAAATGAAAAATGAAGCTGTTGATATTTTCGCCCAACGTCTGAAAAGATCTTTGATTTAAAATGCAAAAAATTCGCCCAAGTAAAAACTTGGGCGAACATAGGGCGAATATTTTTGAATTTCACAAATTTTGAAAGCTAAGAAACTCCTAAATTCCTTGCTACTTCTTACTTTCTTCCTCATCCATCTTCAGAACGGCCATGAAGGCTTCTTTTCGCAATAATCTAACTGTACTATTCTCTATTAATCTAAGATAGTCTCTAAGCTTCTAGTATTAAAGGTTATAAAGGAACTAAATAATCTCTTCTATCTTTAGGTCATTTCAAAACACCTGAGAAAACCTCAGTCATCGGTGGCAAAATGGTGGCAATATTTTTTTGCTGCATTATTAAAAATAGTAACAAAAACTTTATCACGATCTTTCCATTTCCATCATTATCTTACCAATTTCATTTTCAATTCTATCTAGAACTCTTTGTATTTCAGATCTAACATTGTAAATATCTTCAATATACTGTTGCGCTGTATAATTATCTGGTATTTTATTATCACTAGGACTAGGATCTTTAATTTCTAACAACCCTAATATTTGGTCGGGATACATATCAATTACCTTAAATTTCAAAGAAGATGCGTATAACCAAGATATTTTAATAGAAGGAAAGACACAATTATGGTTTAAATTTGATCCTTCGAATAGATTTATCAAAGATTTTTATAAAGTATGGAATTCAGAAGTTTTCTTTTTAGCAATCGAAGATAGCTTATTAATTAATCTCTATTATTCTAATAAGAACTATTTCAAAATTCCTGCTGCGAAAACTAGAATGAAGAAGGATGTATACTTTTTGTTTGATATCGTGACTGACGTGCCAGACGCTCGAAGCGATCATCGGCGTTATGACTATATAAAGTATACTTTCGTTGATCCAGAAAGATACAAAGATTAAAGTAGGCTACCTAAAAAGGTAGCCCGGAACGGATTTTATCACCATACTTATGAAAGGAGATATTTTTTAAGTTAGTATTAAGATTGTGTAATATGATGATATCTATATTTTATAGTATCAGTGCTATAAAATCAAAAATAAGTCACTAATTAACTACCACTCCAATTATAAGTCTTTTTCCCATTATTTTTTACAGTTATATGGTATGCTTTTTAATGGCTTCAAATATAAAAGAGTTTAAAGCGTAACACACTTATGGGGGAGTGGTTTTTGGGGAACGCTTTAAACTCTTCTTTATTATTATCTCACAATATAACCCGAATGTCTTTCTATTTAAAAATCAAAGTAAAACTTTTCAAATATACAGAAGTATAACTATGTGAAACATCCTTTCATTAATCCATAAAAGGATACATAAAAAAGCCACTCATTGAGTGGCAATGAAGAAAAGCTTTAGCTTGTATAATACTCTTCAAAAAAATTCTAACACAGAACGATTCAAATGGCTACATTAATGTACCCCTTAGGACTCGAACCTACGACCGGACGGTTATGAGCCGTCCGCTCTAACCAACTGAGCTAAGAGTACGGAAAGCCATCACAACTACTGCAAACAAAAAGAATGGACATAGATTAGATAATAATGGGTTTCATTCTTTGTTATGATGGCATATTTATTATTACACAATCATAAATGAAAAACTAAATTATATCGTGGCTAAAATTTTCTTTATCCTTTTTATTGTTAATAAAATTATTATCATCAAACCTATAAATTTTAAAACTAGTGCTAGCTTAATGCTAATTATTGGACGGTAGCCTACAACAACCTCATTTAATCCAGGCTTAGCATTAACAATCAATGCCCCTAGGTCAGTTACTTCTTTTTTATCCATTTTTTCCCCATTCAATCTTACGTATGAATGGCTGTAGGCAGCAACAGGCAATTGTGTTTTCTGATTTTTAGAGGAATTATTTTCCCATGATATTTTTATTTCACCTTTATTTGTAATAGTTTTTTCTCCCTGCAAAGGATTATCAACAAATTGTCTGAGATAAAGCTTATAAGGATCCGTTTGGTATATTTTTTCGTTATCAGAGTCCTTTGGTATTGGTAAATAATCCGGTGTTCCTTTTATTATTGCATCTAATCCTTTTTCTAAATCCGGACTTTTAAAATCTGATCTTAACTGATCTGCTCCATTAACCCGTACACTAGCTTTATTATTTCCTGTAGCAGTTGGGTCATCACCTTGCCAAAGCCATGATTGAGAATTTATAAAAGCATTCCCATTCAAAATACTAAAAAAGCTTAATACCACAGTTAATGAATAGACAACTTTTTTCACCTCATCATTTTTGTTACTAATTATCCGGTTTATGACCATAGCGAAGTTCAAAATTAATAGAACATAAGATACAATCACAAATCGGTGTGGAAATTGAACCACTTTCACAAAGGGAATATAACGTGGTAGTTCGTCCCAAGGAAGTAGACCTGATGCCAATAGAAGAAATACTCCACCAACAATTGCAGCAAACTTTTCTTCGATTTTTGTTTGTTTCCAATTAAACAAAGTAAATGATATTCCAAAAATAAAAATAAATGTGTAGATTAATCCTACATCATGCAAATCATTTCTATTCACTAAGAATTTAACGATGTCACCAGACATTTGTTCCAAATAGAAAGGTTTCAAAATATTATTTGATAAGTAAGGATCTAAAAACCCTAGAATAGAATTGGCAGATAATAAAATTGTAAGTCCTACCGCAAACAACATATCACGAACCCAATAGACTTTTTTATTATTTCTTATAAAGCTATACATATAGAAAGGAAGTATAGCTAGCAACGCAATCACTAGAGTCATCATGTGAATAGACAGTAGAAGACTGACTATTACCGAAAGACCAACATAATTTATGGGATTTTCTATATTTTTTATAGATTTCATAGCCGATATAAATATTAAAGGTAAGAATGCAGCCCCCCACCCATTAAAAGCTTGAGCAATAGGGTATTGCATGACTACGTAGGAAGACATATATAATATTGCAGTTATAATACTAAGAATATTAGTTAACTTTAAATATCTGCTTAAAAAATACATACTTGTACCCGCAATGAATGTACAAATAAACGAGCTAACAATTTGAAATTTAGTCCATGATTTAACAATCATGAGTAAAAATCCCATTAGATAGGAAAAGTCCCATCCATAAAAAGCATTAACTATTCTCCCACTTGAATTAAAACTAAATAAAGATAAGAAATAATTGAATTTACCTGTTTCAAGTTGTTTAGCTGTTTCAAAAAAGCGATTAAGATGAAACATGACATCTGTTCCTAAAATTATCGAACGCTTATATATTTGTGGAGAGATAATTATAAACGAACATATAAATATTACTACTAGGGCGATAACTAAATCTTTTTTAAACCATTTCATTTTCATTACATTACCTACACTCTCTATTTTTTCTCATTCATTATAACAAAAATACTAGTGTAATTAATATCCTTATTTATTATGTACGCCCCTCATTGAACTGAACCCCAAAAGTTGAACTATTTAATGGACTGTTTCCGATATTCTACTGGAGATAGTCCATTTAACTTTAGTTTTATCCTTTTGTTATTATACCACCTAATATACTCATTTAATTTACTTTGAAATATCTCAATTGATCGGAATTTTTCTCGATAAAAAAACTCTGATTTAAGCACACCAAAAAAATTTTCTATTACAGAATTATCTAAGCAATTTCCTTTTCTAGACATGCTTTGAATAATGTTATTCTCTTTTAATTTTTTTTGATATTGTGGCATCTGATACTGCCATCCTTGATCTGAATGTAGAATCAGTGAACCCTCAGTTCCCTTTTTTTTAATTGCTTGTTGAAGCATTTCTTCAATCAGTTTATATGTTGGACTAGTTGATATACTATAACTAATTATTTCTCCGTTAAATAAATCAAGTATAGGAGATAGATAGATTTTTCTTCCTTTTATCTTGAATTCAGTGACGTCTGTCACCCATTTTTTATTGGGTGTATCTACTGAAAAATTTCGTTTTAACACATTCTTGGCAATTTTTCCTACTGTTCCTTTATAAGATTTATATCGCTTTATTCGGATTTGACAGGTAAGTCCCATTTGGGCCATTAATTTTCTAACTGTTTTATGATTGATTGTATATCCTTTCATCTTTAACGCTAAAGTGACTCTACGATAACCATAAGAGTTTCTTGATTCTTTTACAATCGCTGTAATTTCTTGCTTTATCTTGCTATATTTATCTGGCTTATCTAATTTTTTTACCCAGTAATAATAAGTTGACTTCGCTAATTGTGCAATTGAAAGTAATAGATTCAATTTAAATTCTTTTTTGAGCTGAAGGATTGTTTTAACCTTGATTTCTTCTTGCTCAAATCTTGTTCTTGAATCAAGGTTTCTAACTTTTTTAAATATGCGTTCTCTGCTCTTAAACGAATAACTTCTTCTTCAAGAGACTCATCTTTAAGTTTTTTAGGAATGTTTAGCTTGGAATTCATACTAATTTTTCTGCCCCTTTTTTGGCTCTCAAGTGAAGAAGCACCGCCTTCTTCATATTGCTCTATCCATTTACTTAGAGTTCTATTTGAACCGATATTAAATTTTTTAGCAGTTTCTTGGATAGAAAGACCATTTGTTTCCATATATTCTATAACATCAAGTTTAAATTTTGTAGTGTAGCTTTTGCCACCTCCAACCAAGCCTTCCCAACCATGATAGTTATAAATCCTTACCCAATGTCTAACCAGTGTACGATTTATTTGATATTTATGTGCAAGATATTTGTAGCCGCCTTCGTTATTTAAATAGTCTGAAACTACTTTTTTCTTAAAAACAAATGTATATTTCCGCAAAAAAAGCACCCCTTTTAATTAGATTTCTAGTCTAACTTTTGGGGTGCACATCACAAAGAGGGGGGGATTTTTTATCGTTGTGGAATATTTAAATACCAACGCTTGTCATGAAAATCTTGTGCTCCACCCTTAGTATTTCCTTCTGGATCGTTTGTCGCACGCATCATGACGTATACTTTCTTATTAGGGAAATCACGCATATTGAAAGATACATGATAGCCAACATTTCCTAAAGTATTATAAGCTTGATTTACGTCTGGTCTATAAATCCCATCAGCTCTTACTCTAGCTAGTTCTTTTCCAGTATTGTAGTCCATAATGAAAATATACTCGTATTTATAATTAGCAATGTGCCATCCAGCTACATGCAAGTTTGCGTTTTCGATTTCTCCGAACTGATCAATGTGGGCGTAATTTGTTCCATCTGTCAGCGTAGAATTTGCAGCACCTGCTCGAGTTGGATCAATTACTGGTTTATCCTCCGAAGTAGTTGGATTATCATCCGTAAAACCATGAGCCAAATCATAGGCTAGTTTTTCTTTACTTACACCCATTTCAGAAAGATAACCGTAAGGATCTGTATGATCGCCCCAAATATTTTGTGTTACCCATAAATGCGATTTGATTCCTGGTTGGTTATAAGGAGTGTCTAATGTTAATGGAATACCATATTTCATTGCTGAATCTCTAGCCAATTCAACGTATGCCTTGTAGTTTTTCTCAAATGTTGCTTTATCATGTGTGTGTTGTAACTCAATCTGTACAGGACTATTGGCATTAGCATATGAACCAGCACCATACTGTACATAGCCAGGTTGTCCGACTTGATAAACAATTCCACCGTCTCCCACAATGTAAGCAGTGTAAGCACTAGTCCATGAACGTTGCATATACTGTGCTTCATTGCGTCCTGTCGCAGTTTCGTTTGCTGTTTCATGAAGTAAAATATACTGATTATTTGCTACTTGAGAGCTACCTTCATTTACACCTAAATTAAATTCATTGTTAATCGTATAGGCAAACCCATTAATTGGCAATAAAAAAAGAGCCGTTAATAGGCTCATCGCAGTAATAGTAATTTTCTTCTTCATTTGTTTCCTCCTATTTTTTCAAATTATAAGCTGACACACCAGTGATAACACCTAAAAATGTTGCTACTGCATTGATAGTCAGTACTGTCATATCTGTTCCATTCCATCCATATGCTTTTCCTAACATGGCTACTAAAGCAGATGCAGCTGGCAATACTGTTAAAACTGTCCATTTAATGACTTGATAATACTTATCGGGTAAGATCATTTTTATTCATCTTCTTTCTATTTTTATCGAGATGTTTCCCTAAATAAAGTTTTAATTTGTTGCGTGTGTTCCACCAATTTTTCTGCATGTGTATCTAATCTTTCATCGTGTTTCTTTAGTTCTTCATGAATCATCAATCGATCTGATTTGCTCGATTCTAAATCTTTAGTCAGCAAATCTAAATTGTGGCTTACTTTTGAAAGAGTTTCAGTAATCTTCGAGAAAGATGCAGTGACTGGTCTTATTACTAATAAAATCAAAGAAACAATCGCAGTGATTGATCCTGCGATTGTTCCCCATTCTCCTAAATTAATCATGTGACAACTCCTTGAATCAAAATAAAAAGCACATCAATTAAGATGCGCTCTCTTCTTTGCTAATGATTTTATCTGCTTCTTCGTCTGTAATGCATAGTGGAACGAATAGTCGAACTTGATCGTCAGTAAAACAGCCCCAATCATACATCATTTTCACATCGCTAAAACTAAACATACTACTCACCTCCCTTTGAAGCTGGATTTAGTTGCTCTTTAATTTCTGCAATGTCTTTGCTATTTTGGAACGAAGCAAGCATCGTTTTTGAATTGATTTGTGCTAAACCATCCGCTTTTTCTTTCAATGCAGTATTTTCCTGTTTAATTGCTACATCGTTTAGCATGAGCTCGGCATTGAGCTGTTTTAGATTGTCGTTTTCATGTTCCAGAGCCTCGTACATCGCTTTGAGATTGTTTAAATCGTTGTGATCCAGTGTGTTCGCTAAAACAATCCATTGGTTCAGTTTAGGATCAAACATCTGATCAGCAATCGTTAGCGGTTCGCCATCAGCACGAATTCCTTCAAGCGGCGGCTGATCCGTGTAAGGAACGGATACAAGCATATCGTCCAATACTTTTCCTGCATACTCTCCGCCAGTACGTCCGTATTTCCAAATGTTTTTCATTTATTTCCCTCCTACTTTGTTTCTGGATAACTATCGGCTGTTCGCCATTCTCCTGAAATATAATGATTTCCTACTCGATTAGTTGCAAATTTAACCACTTGTTTACCAGTTAAATCAGTGATAACCAAAGCACTAATTTCTCCTTGTGGCGTAGTCCACTGTACAACCGACAACGGAATCCCTCCAATTGTCCCTCCAATAGGAAGCTGAAATCCTAAAGGAATTTCTAGTAGATTCACATGTGAAGCTACGGCTGTTGTCGAGTTTGTTTTTACTCGTGCGTGAAAGAATACCCTATCACCAATACGTTCGAATTCGTATGAAAATTCATCAAATGCGCTTTGCTTATCTGATTGAATAGTAGTCAAACCAGATCCACTCTGTAACACACTACCTAAGTTTTTAACTGTTGCCACATCTACTCCGTCGATCTGGACCCCATCTTTGAAATTTTTAAGTCCTAAAACTGTTTCGGGTTCAGTCAGACTGACCGTATTGTTCAAGCCTTTTTCAGTATATTCAGGTGTGATATCCCAACTATAGTCGTTCGGATTGTTGCTGTCTTTCAATCCTTCACCGAAGTATTTAAACTGACTAATATTCGGGGTTCGGGTGTCGCCTTTTTCAATTTTAAGCCAGTCGATTTGAACAGTACCATATGTTGCAGAATTAGGTTTTTGCCATAACGCTACTCTAAGTAAATTTGTCGTTTCACTAGTATTTCTGGCTGTAAAAGTGGCACTCCACACATTTGCCAATCCTTCCACAGGAAGTAAAGTTGCCTGGTACTGCGACTGCGACTGCTGGTAATTTGCATCTCCGTAGTATAAGTGGAATTCTTTATTAGCTGGCTTAGTCCCTTTTAAAGATACCGTATAAGTTTCACCTATTATTAATTCTTCTGAAATATCAAAACCAGAAATAGGATTATTTGATGTTTTAATTGGGAACTTAACTGTAGGATTGACAATGTTCTCGTTAGGATACTCGGGGCACATGTTATAAGGTTCTGCCAATAAGTTAGGTTGGAACGGTGTGGCTGTTGGACCTTCTTCGATTTTGATGTCATTTTTTATATACCATTTACCTGTAACACTCTTAGATTCATATACAAAGAAATATGCGTAGTCCACATTTTTAATGTTCGTAGGCATTGTAAACGTTGCAGAAACTCGCTGATATTGGTTAACCATAGTAGTATTAGGTCTTATTATAACAGGAAGCACCTCTTGACCATCTGCATACATCGCATAATGTACAGCAGAGTTATTATAACTACTGTCTCCGCCGGAGTTAAATGCTTCATCCACCATCATGGTTACGCTTATTGTGTATTCTTTACCACCCTGTAATTGAACGAGCGTAGGAACATAAGTTTTTCTTCCTATATTGTCGGCGGATGGGTCTGTTGCGTCTGTAATAATATAATCATCAAATATTTTTGTATATGGGTTTGGTTGTGAACTACCATTAGGCAATTTACTCCAAGTGCTTGAATAAACATTCTTCATTAGATTAGGGTTCCCCGAATAATCATAGTCCCCGAAGTCGATGCTGTTACTGTACATCTTTTTCAGCTTGCCGAGGTCGCCGATTTGCTGATTCGTTTGATCAATACGATCATTTGCCTTATCAATATTAGTATTGAGAGTTGCGACATCTTGATTGGCTTTCGTGATTTTATCGTTTGTGTCTTTTACTTTCGCATCAATCTGCGTTTCGGATTCCGCAATTTTCTGTTCAATCTCTTGCTTCCCATCAGCTAGAATTTTTTCGATTTTATCAATGGTCTGACTGAAACCATTGAAATAATAATCTTCTAGTTCTGGTGTACTATCATCGATTGGACTGCGTTTGATGTCAAAAGTAAAACGACCAGCTGTATCTAACGAGCGGTCGTTTGGGAAATCAATATATACGCTACCTTCTACGGTGCCTACGTATCCCAGTATATTATCCTCTAACACAATAGAAACAATCCCATTCACAGGATCTTCTACCGTAGCTAGATAGTCATGTTTACCATAACCACCTTCTGCCGTTGCAGATTTGAACATCAAGCGAATCGGAACAGTTGTCCCTTCGGGTAAGCTTTGAGGGATGCCGTTTTTCCGAACTAACTTCATTCGAAGTTTAGCTGTTCCCCGATCATGCGACCAAAAAACAACATTCGTCCTGTTTGGACTAGTGGCTTCTGCTTGAATCACAATAATCGATTCATTAATTTTAAACATCTATATCCTCCTTTCTTAAATAATTGGTATTGGGTCATTCGTTACCCATGTACCTGAAATATAAGATGATCCATTTCCTGAGTATGCGACTACGCGACTAGCTTGTGTTAAGCCTGCCCTTGCGCCAGCAGGTTGGGTTTCATTGCGATATAAAGCCAGCGGATGGTAAGCAGGATAACTTTGATCACGTTGAAATCCAGCGGGAACCAAAATAACATTTCTTGTGTTAGAAGCATCAGAAGGATAATTATTGCATTCATACTTGATTGCTATTGTGACTGTGTCTCCTTCACGTTTAATAGTACCGTTAACGTTTGTAATATTGTCACGATCGCTAATATCATCATTAGTGATTTGGCGAATGATTTTACCTGTAACGACATTCCCCTGATTTCTTACTTCAGCAATTCTATTCGCTTTTACCTTAGAACCAACAACTTTGATTCTAGCAGTTCCGTTATCCGCAATTATCCCATAGTCATTTCCAGTTCCTTGATCACTTGGATCAATGTTAATGTCAGCTAAATTTCTAGCTTCTGCAATACAGTTTTGATTTAGGTAGTAATTATTGTTTGTAGCAATTTTTGAACCTCCTGTGGCAAATAAACAACGATTTGATTTCCCATAAGTAGTTTCAGCAAAACGACAATTCCAGACAGCTAAATAACTAGACTGTTCAGAATAAATTGCACACTTTAATTGTCCTGAAATATTCGCCTGATCTACAAACTCGATTCCATTAACTTGTTGGTAACCTAAAGAGCTGATAAATGAAATGGAGCGAACTTTAACACTTAAGTCAGACGTTACATCTGTTACGCTTTGGCGACTGCGCAAAGTAATGCTAACTGCTTTGAGATTGCGAATCGCGACATCTTCAAGGTATACTCCATCGCCAATCCAAATAGTTACTCGTGAACTAGTTAATAACGGTATTTGATTTACAGCAGCTTGAATTGTAAGAAATGGATTTTTTTCTGTACCATCCCCACTTTGATCACTTCCTGTTTTAGCAACATATAAATCGAGCGTTTCGCCGTATGCTCCCATAAGAGTTCCAACAGAAACATTTAGTTGATTTAGCTGACCTTGTTGATTATCTTGTCTTGTCTTTAATTCTGTATAATTCAAATTGAAAAGGTTATCCAATGCTAATAATCTCGAATAAAGCGTTGGATAGATCGTACCTTCAGCATTTATTCGAGCATCCACTACTTCGTTAGGAGAATCACCGCCTGAATGAAGCACGAGATTATCTATACGACTGTTTGTTGATTTGTGCTGCTCGTCTAAATTTTTTTCCAAATTTTCTAAGTAGTCCACATTGTCATTGAATGTTTCTTTCCACTCGTTGGAAATTCGGTTATTCTTCAATTTTTCTAATTCCAACTAAATCACTCCTTTTTTCGTTAGATTAGCGAGAATTGCAGTCATTGTTTTCTTTGTGTTGCTCAATGTGATTTCTGGCGCTTTATTAGGGATAGCTGGATGATTAGTAATTCCCACAACTTGAATGTAGGTACTTATATTCAAAGGTTCATAAACAAAAAGGACCTTATCCCCTTTGTTAAGAGATACGGCCCATTTTAGTGTTACGGATCCTGAAATATCTGGATAGTCGTGTAACTGCTGTTTTAGATATTCAATCATATTATTTTGAATAGTGTAACGTTCGTCTTCTATTGGGTCTTGTATCCTGATTCCCCATTTCTGTGATTCGGGACTAGTATAAGTAACTGGATTAAAATAATATGAGTCATCTTCTTTTTTCTTACCAAATCCTTTAATTTGTGTTTTCAAAGCATAAGTATCAATATCAAACGACACTTCATCCGTATTATATTTATATCGGATTTGTTGTTCGGTTATATTTCCATATTCTGAAATGGGGTAAAATACTAAGTGCTTATTGTTTGGTATCACAACGGCACCGTAATCTTCCAAAATTTCATTGATAAGATTTAAATAATTATCATTTCCAAAGTTATCCTGTTCTTTCTTTAAAAATACATTGTTGGGATCCACCACTTCCCAACTGAATCCACGATTTCCTGCTTTAAAAATATGAGTCAACAGGTCATTAATCGACTTTGTTCCGGAAACAGTATCATACTGTCGGCCATCTTGAATGGTGTAATAAATGTGGGTGGCTACGATGTCTTTATATATTTGGCTCCCAGAAGCATATGATCTCATCTGTTTGATTGAGTACTGTTGACCGTCAAATACAACATAGTTTTCATAATCGATTAAGTCGAAGGTTATCTGATTCCCTTTTGTCCTTGGTACAGTAACAGATAACTCCCATGTTTCATTTTGTTGCCACGAGACAGAAAAAGAATCCTTATCGTAGTTAATAAGGATTTCCTCTTTTGTTTCTTCATAATTGCGTATTAATATGTTTTTCAAAGTATCACCTACTTATACAAGAAACGGAAATCCCAAGAAGATTTCACTCTAGTAATATTTTGAATTTCGATTTCATTGACCCCTTCAGCTAAAGTGATTAGTCCATGGTTTGTATCAATACCACAGCTTACACCATTCAATTTTGGGTATACACCATCCAAAACTAACGTCTGACCGAGATTTGTAGAAAGTGATGGATAATAAATAAAGCGATCACCCGTTGTTTTATTAAAGATGGTAACATTTCCTTCGGATTCTCCTTCTAATGTAATTCGTAAATCGGATTCTCTTGGATCAATTTCAAAACTACCAGCATTGAAAATAGTGAAATGACTTGTGTTATGTGAGTAACTATAGTCTTCGGAAACTAAGCCTTGAGAGAATTGCCAATCATCTTTCAAACTAAAACTTGATAGTGTTGTTACCATCGATTCAGCATACCCTTTGTATGCTGAAAACGATACAACAAAATTCCCTTTAAAATAAGCTTTTTTAGTAGATGAAATGCTTTCCACTGTAACAGGGTATCTTTTTCCAGGTTCTCTTGTATAAATAAAGTAGTACTCACCTTCTTTATTAAACAATTCTCTCAACTCTGTTTCAGTTAAAATAAGATCATTTAGATTGTCTGCAAAATAATCAAATTCAAAAGTAATAGGAAAAGAATCAAATGAGTGTGTCAGCAGCTTTTTTCCTACTGAACCTGCATAAGAAGAAAATTCATTTTTAGGTACTGGCATCCCAATTTTTATATCAATGATTTTTATTCGGTAATTTGCTAGTAAGTCAAATTTACCTGTACTAAATTGGAGAAATACTGATGTTTTATCATCCATTGAAATTCTTTCCTCTCATATATAGTTTTCTTGCTAATGATGAACCAGTATATTCATCTACACTTTTGCTGACTTTCTTACCGTCTAGATGACTAATTACCTCAACTGGACGATTATTCAAAGCTTGAGACAGCTTCTGAAGTGAACTTTCTGAAATTTCGCTTGTTAAAAATCCACTCGAATTGCTTGATACATTATTTGCTGAAGCAGGTCTAAATTGTTCCCTCGAGCGGATTGCTTTTATAATCAAGTCATCTGCAGAAGATTTAGCAGGATTTATCATAAATTCTTTTGGATAAGCTGGGTCTTCTCCAATCCATGCTAATTCAGGACCATTTATTTCTCCACCGTCAGCATAACCATGCCCCATTCCGATATTTGCAAAGAAGCCAGCACCTGTTCCATATCGAGCCATAATATATCTTAAGCCGGCTAGGATATTATCATAGCCATTAAAAATATTGCCATGACCTGGCATCTTATAAGCATTGAAAGTAGCACTAATTGTTTGCATCAGTCCTTTTGCTAAGTCTCCAGTAATGGTATTAATATCTGTATAACCACCTTGAACAGCTTTCTCATTTCCGCCTGATTCTGTTTGAATCTGGCTAATGATTCTGTCTATATGCCCTTTATCTGTTGGAAATCCGACCATTTTTGCAGCCTCAATTACTTGGCTTCGCCATCTTTCAGCACCTGAACCAGCTGGAGAACTACCGCCTCCTGCTTTGAAAATATCTCCTGATCCTAATTTACCAGTGATATGCAAATGGTCGTAGTGATCGTTATCTGGCCATGGTTCCCATGAACCAGTTGCTGGTTGACCCGATTGTCCAGTTCTATCACGCACTTTTCCCTGCGTGATAACATACCCAACTTTATCGGCAAAATTCTCAAATACCCAGTTTGCAGGATCAAAATATTTGCTTGAACCATTCATACTTGATGGATAAGCAATATCAATCGCTTGATGCTTCCCATGCCAATATGGATCTCCTGGTCGGTAACCTGAAGTAATCCCGCTCATACCGAATTTCCTAACGGCTTGGTTTGCAATATCTACTAAGTATTTATAGACATTATCTGCCATTGCACCATCGAAACTGCCGCCTCCATTTTCTTCGTTGAACTTATCAAAGAAACTTTGTGCGTATTCGATGATCTTATCTTTTATGCTAGAGATACCGCCTGCAGCTACTTTATATTCAGCTGAATCTCCAAGATTGTCTAAAAAGTCAGAAACACCAAGTTTGTCAGCAATTGTATCATAAGCTTTGCCTGCACCATCTGATACAAAAGACCATACGTCCTTAGCTTTATCTTTTACCCAGTCAAACATGTTTGTGATAGTACCCCAAACACCGTCTTTGTGTGCAGGTAGCCCCTTTGTCATTGCCAAGAATTCTTTAGACATATGATGGGGTAAAATTGAAGTACCAGCTTGCAGAGGACGAATTTCTGGACCGCTAACACCCACAGGGAAAATACCTTTAGATGGATGATGAGCAAGCTCGAATCCTTCTTCTCCAACCAGAGCAATTTCGTCTTCGGTCAATCCACTAGAACCTTTTGCATGAGCACCAAATTTGAACTCAATAAGGTCGTTTCCCCAATCTTTGTTCAATGCATGTATCAAATGGCCAATACCGTGTGCGACACCTTCAACAATACTAGATAGGTTAGATTTCAAGCCATCCCACGAGCCTTGCACTGTACCAGTTTCATTTTGTGATGCTCCAATATGTTCTCGAGCCTGATCATTCGCTAATGTAACTACAGCTGTTTTTTGCTTTGTAATCTCGTCGCTGACTTTATCGTGCTGTTCTTTTGCTTTAGCAGTTACTTCTTTGTATTGATTTTTTGCAGCGGTATGGGTATCATCACGTTGCTTTCTTGCTTCTTTTACAACTTTCTCATACTGTTCTTGTGAAAGAGTACCCGTTTCATCACGTTGTCGTTTAGCTGCTTTAACAGTCTCTTTGTACTTTTTGTCAGCCGCAGTAATAATATCGTCCCGAGCTTTTTTAGCAGGCTTAACAGAGGCATCGTAGAGTTTGTCAGCTTCTTCTTGAGTGGCTTCTAAATCTTTAGCGTTTAATTTACCTTTTTGTTTACGTAGATGTTTAAGCAAATCTTCTTGTTCTTTAGCTCCGCTTTCGATTGCTTCAACCGCTTTTCCGTTCATGGCAAATTGATCAGCAATATAGTCCTTAACAAACTGTTTTCTTAGCTTGTTTAATTCTTTATTCTTTTGCTTTTCACTCTTACTAGAATCGTTTTGAATTTCTTCAACCTTCTTGTAGTACTCGTTGACAGTCGTCTGCATTTTTATGAGCGCATCTTTTTTACTTTTTTTGGAAGCATCATTGTTTTCTTGTTCTTTTTTTAGGAGTTTATCAGCTTCTTTACGTGTCATAACCCCTTGTTTAACAAGTAAATCTAGGTCCTTTTTAGATCTTTTTTGTTTGCTGTCATAGTAATCATCGATGTCTTTGCCCATCTCTTCAAAAAGTTTGTCGGATTCTTTTTTTGCTTTTTGAGCACTCTTAGTATCAATTCCCATCTTAATAAGAAGTTCTTTATTTAACTTGTTAATTGCAGGGGTAATCTTTTTGCTGATTTTCTTTTCGTCTATTTCGACCTCGATTTCAGCCTTGGTTTTTTTTACTTTAGGCTTCAACGGTTTTCCGTTCAAAGATTTTTGAAGGCTATCTCCAAAACCTTTGCCAAATTTCGATCCGGCGAACTGGCCCGCCGCGCCACCTAGCACTGTGCCTATCGCTGTTCCAATTCCTGGTGCTATCATCGTACCGATCGCTGCGCCTAATTTAGCGCCACCAAGACCGCCGCCGATACCGCCTAAAAATCCTCCAGTTTTTTCTCCTGTAGATCCTTTTTTGAAAAGCTCTGGTACACTTGCTAACACGCTTATAACCGGCGTTAACTTAGCCAGTCCTGTCACTAAAGATCCTAATTTCGCTGCAACGCCTGCTCCACCAACAGCGGCAGGCGCTACTGTAGCTGCCGTCTCCGTAACTGTTTGTGTTACTCCTGCTTTAGCAGTGTTTCCAAATCCTCCGCTTAAAAAACTGGTTGCTTTTTCAACTGCAGTAAATTCAAGTAGAGATTTACGAGCTTGATTGATCATCGAAATAAATTCAAAACCTTTTTTCACTGCGAACATAGTCACAAGTGCTTTACCCAGTAATTCAACTTTATCTTTATTGTCAGCTAGGTTCTCAATGATTTTATCCACCTGTTTGAGAGGATCTTTGATTTTCTTTGTATTATCATCGATCAAGCCGAACATATCTGCGACGGCAAGGAGAATATCCTTTCCTTGATCCCAAGCGCCTGAGACTAACGCTTTTGCTAAATCTTTAACGTTCCCTGTGATATTTCCAATCGTCGACTTGTTTTTGTCCAGATAAGAAAACACATCAGAAACATGCCGGAATAATCCAACGACTGAATCAGATGCGCCATTGATAATGCCTGTAAGCTTATCCTTGCCTAAATGCTTGATGATGTCATTTATACCGCCTACGATATTGGCCTGTAAGTTACCAATTGCACCTTCAAAGGTTGATGTTGATTTAGCGGCTTCGATAGCGCCATCATTCATACCTAATTCAGTAATGGCTGTATTGAATTCATCAGCAGATATTTCGCCTTTTTCCATTGCTTCACGGAAGTTCCCAGTAAAAGCACCGTTTTTCTTCATTGCTTCTTGAAGTACGCCAGAAGCGCCCGGAATGGCATCAGCCAACTGATTCCAGTTTTCAGTAGTAAGTTTCCCTGCCCCAGCTGTTTGGGTAAGCATCATTGCTACTGCCTTGAAAGTCTCAGCACTCCCGCCAGCTTGAGCATTCAAGTTACCTGCTGCTTGAGTTAACTCGGTGTAGTTTTTAATGCCATTAGCCGCTAATTGAGCTGTCGTGTTAGAAACTGTGCTTAGATCATAGACGGTATCATCCGCATACTTTTGAACGATTTTAGTTGCTTCGCCAATTTCTTTTTCTCCGAATCCGCCCAATTTCATTGTTGATTTGAACTTATCAATTGAGTCAGAAGCTTGTACAGATTCACCGATTAATTCACTAAAACTACCAGTGATTACTTGAATTGCACTTGAAGCAACTCCAGCAATTGCACCGATAGAAAGCTTCTCCTTTAAGCTCATATACTTCGATTCTGTTCGTTCAGCAGTTTCCCCAAGTTCTTTTGTTTCAGACTTTGCTTGAGTGGCATCAGCATTCAAAATAGTTTCTTTTTGTTTAGGTATTTCACTAATACCTTCTTTAGTTGCTTTGATCTTTAAGCTAGCGCCATCGTTATCTGCTTTGAGTTCAGTGATCTTGCTTTTCGGAATATCTTTCAAAAAAGCTTTTGTTTCTTTGACATCTTTTTCAGCATCTGAGTTATCCGCTTTGATAGTGAACTTAACTGGATTATCAAAAGTATTGTCTACATCTTTTTTTGTAGACTTAGCAATTGTTTCTATCTTTGTCGTTTCATTTTTGAATGAATCATCCATCTTTGATCCAGTGTTCATTCCTAGCTTCGTCAGAACGTCATCAACGAAAGAGACGTCGTTTTTGAAATTCGGAAGGTTAGAGAGCATTACATCAATATTTATCGTCGCATCTGCAGACATTCTTTAATTACCTCCTCTCTATTTTTTTGCTTGAGCAGCTAGCATTTCAAACATACTGCCAAGCTGATTGTCTAGATTATTTACAGTTTTTTCTGAATCAAGGGCATAGTACTCTTGCAATTCTAGTAGGCTAGTAAGTGCCTCGCCTTCTAGTCCATTAATACTTCTAGAACGAATAGATAAAATTCGTTGAAAATGAGTATTTTCGCTTAATCCAAACAAAAGATTTTTGAACGTGATAAAGTGCATTCGTCCTTTTTCTTTTAATAAATCGATGCCGTAATCTGCTAAAAATGAGGAATAAATTGCTCCAGCATCTTGAGAATAAGAATAAAGTTTTTCCGGCACAGTATCTCCGGATTCCTGATCATTATTGTTATTTCCGTATGGACATTTTTGTATATAATTACTTATTTCTTCGATTGCTGCTTGCTTCTGTTCGAAAGTAAAATCACTAATGGGAGCTTTAGCATCAAAATAAAACAAATCAAAAGCTTTATTAATTTTTTCAAATGATTTTAAATTTTTATCTTCTAGCAATTCATAGAATCTAATCACCACATCAAAGGAAAGGTCAAATTTATATTCTTCTCCTTCAATGATTAGTGTATTTTCTAAATCCTCAACCAAATCAAACATCTATATCACTTCTTTTTATGTTTGTTTTTGTAATAGTTATCAGCGGTTTTTTTACGTTCAATCATCAATTCACCCAACTCTTTTTGCAATAAACCAATGACAGTTAATAATGCCTTTGTACTATTTCCGTAACTCTTATATACACGGGTTCCTTCTCCTTCTCCCAACACTTTATCTAGTGCAGCGATTGAACGATCTTTCAATTTAGCAACTTCTAGGCGAATAAACTCTTTATATTTATCAGTTGATTTATCTTCTAAATCTTCCAATTTCTCTGCTTTTTCTGTCAGGTGTTCTAATTGCGATGGGACATCTACACTAGTTAAATCCATCAAAGCTTGATCAACCTCATCAGAAATAGTGATTTCATATACTTTGCCCGCAATTTTTACGGATTTAGTTAGTGATAATTTTGCATCTAAATCAATTACATTATTGATAGCCATTTATGTTCCCCCTATTAAAAAATAAAAAGGCTAGCCATTTGGCTAACCTTCAGTAACCTTTACAGTACATTTGGTGGTTTTTCCACCTGTTTTAGTCGTCACTGTGATATCAGCTGTTCCAGCTTTCACACCAGTTACTTTCCCTTTTGAATCAACACCTGCAATAGTTGCATCGCTTGATTTCCATGTCACTGTTTTATCTGTTGCGTCTACCGGTAAAACGGTAGCTGTTAAGGTTTCGTTTGCCCCAATTGCAAGCGATAACGTTGTTTTATTAAGCGCTACGCTTTCAGGGCTAATTACTCCCCCGCTGCTACCGATTTTGGCTTGCCGTTGAATGTCATTGTGAAGCTGAACGTTTGTTTAGCATTAGCTGCACCACCGAAAGGTACAATAGCAGTCAATGTAACAACAGCTTGAACCTTATTCCCTTTGGCATCAGTCCATTGTGCTAACGTGCGTAATTCATCTCCGATTGACAAGAATTTAGACGCTACATAATCTTGAGCTGGATCTCCAAATACACGGTGTCCCGCAACTTGGAACGTGATATTTTTACCAGTTACAGTGGAATCAGCGAATCCTTCTCCATCGTAGTAATGGGATGCATCTGTAGTGTCCGCTGCAGCCGGAGTAATAGTTGTGATCCCTGCTGCTAATGGTGCGAATCTAGCCGATGCGATTTGATCTAAATCTGTACTTCCTGAAGTATCGATTTCCAATTTGTTTTTAAAGTTTAGTAAAAATTTTATATCTAATTTTTGATTATCCGCATAAACACTATACATTCAAGCATTTTGAGGTATAGAAAAAAACTCATTTTACCACGAATTTACCACGATTGAATGAGCCTTGATATGACAGTAAAACCACTATGGGAGATAGCACAAATAACTGTGTATCTCCCAATTTTCTTTTATACAGTTGATTACTTCACTCGTATTTCAAATTTCAAGATTGCTTTCATCATATCTGTATAAACTTCTCCTTTTAGTTCTTCATCAACCTGCATAATGATTTTACCACTTTCACAGTGGTAAAACGGTCGCAAGCATAATTTAGAAATATAAGCGTCATAAAACTTCAAAATTTCTCTGATTGCCACCTCATCTCCGCTTGACGCTCTGCAAATCAATTCAAAAGAGGGATAGCCATAATCTTTGCTCATTCTTTTTACTTCCTTTCGCTTAAAAGCATTTTTAACTTCTTTAGTCCTCTACTTCTTCTGCTAAAAATAGCAGAACGTGATACATGGTACAATTCTGAAATTTCTCTGTCATTCATGCCTTGAAAATAACGTAATAAAATCGTACTACGCTGTTTTTTCGATAGCATATTTAAAGCTGTAGCGAGTTTTTCATCTGTTACACAAATCGTAAAATGAAAAACTTGAAACGATACATAATCATAAATGTATGTATCAACTGTTCCCTGTTCAAGCCGTTCTGTTTCTGACATTTCGCAAAACAGAACTTCATTTTTAGAGCGTTTCATAATCTGCTTTTTATGATATTTTACCCTGCCCTTAATGATAATCATCATCAAAGAATTAAACTGCAATCTGACAATATCCTTGAAAGAAGATGTATTCATAAGTTCACCCCCCCCTTTCTGCAAAAACTGAAATATACAAACGGAATATTTCAATACGGAAAATAGAAATACCGTCTATACCTTTGGTTTCGTATCAGAAAAGAAAGTGTCTATGAAAAAAAGCCCGCACAAAACATATTGTTTTGCACGAGCCTTTATATTGAAAAATAAAAGTAAGATGTTTTAATTACTATTAGTATCTATCTTCTTTAACGCTTCTAAAGTTATATCTAAATTGTCTTTATGCCAATTTTCTAAAGTGATTCCAGCTTTTTTTGATGTCAAACTGCCAGAAGTTCGTAAATTGCTTAGCTCTTTTTGCTGTGTTGATAGTCGAATAATATCTGTATCTGTTGTAATTGAAATGATATAATTCAATAAATCTTCTGAAATCTCAATACTTTTAATTCGAGAATATGGAATTACTAAAAGTTCTTCTTTTTTTAACGTCATATTCAATGTCATAAGATTGAATGGTATTAACACAATTTCATGCTCACAAAGTTGTAGTACATAAAATTCCGAATTGAAAAATTCGAGAATCTTTGCACTCAAATTATGCGGAGCGTATTTTACAATAATACATTTGTTTTCAAGTGCTTTCAATCCAGCCTCATTTATAACCTTATAGACCTTTTTTTCTGTTGCCATAATACATTCCTCCTTGAGTTTTTATATTCGCCCTTATTTTATACTATTTCATTCTAAAAGTAAAGTATTTCTTACATTTAGAAGCAAAAAAATTCTTGCTCTCATTTAGATGAAAAACAAGAAATCTTTTATTTATTCAATTTTATTTAAAATTAAAATTGCAATAATCTCAATAAATATCATCGTATCATAAAGCCATTGGATTACATTGGCACAAAAAACATAACCTACTTCCAAAGTATCAGGCACCATTGCTCCAACTGCTTTTGCAAGTAAATTTGCCATAATTATAAAATAGATAAAGGCAATCGCACTAGCTTTTCCTTTAATTTTCCACCCACGTTCATCTCGATTTTGTTTTCGTACAAACATTACAATCAATATCAATGTAAGTGGCAAACTTGCCCATGCACCAATTATCAAAACAGTTTTACTGTTAAATACATTCCATAAAAATTCGTATAATGATAACACAGTCAATCCTCCCTAAAATCAAATAAATCTTCAATCGTTACATCAAACACTTTCGCAATACTGTATGCCAACAACATAGAGGGATTATAACGATTTCTCTCAAGCTGTATAATCGTTTGTCGTGATACGCCTACAAGGTCAGCGAGTTCCTGCTGGCTCATTCGTTTTGTCGCTCGGTAAACATGAATTTTGCTATCAAACGAATATTTATTTTTCTTTGCCACTCATACACCGCCTTTATCGTAATTTTCCATTTCCGATTATAACATATTTCTTACATTTTGTGTGGCTGTTTTTAATACCTTATGAGAAAATCGTGCAACTATCCCTTTTTCCCTCTTGATTACCCAACACAGAAAAGAAAAAGCCCTGTCAAGAGCTTTGCCACCATTGGTGGTGCTTTGCACTCTTGATCGGGCTTTTTGTTTGCTGTATCTTCTCACAAGAGGAAAAAGATTACTCGTCCTCATCATCAAAATGGTTATTCCCTAATACTTCCCGTAACAGTTCCATATCTTCTTTTGAGTTGGGGTTTATCCGTTTCACGAATTGAAAAGGTGTTTTATACTTATGTCCCTCTATGCTTTCCCCAAACATATCCATGCTGTATAAATCATCATATCGGTCTAACAATCTTTGAAACTTCAAATGCTGGATAAATTCTTTAATTGGGTAAAGGTCGCCTGCCTGTATGTTATTTCCGTTGATGTAGTCGGTAATATATTCCCGTAACTTTTCTAACTCATATTCCAGCCATTCTTCCTCACTATCAAAAAAGTTGTCATAATGCCCGTGTTTCAGTTCTGTATTTAGGCGTTCTTCGGTTCTTAGAAACTGACAGACTTCCTTTTCAGCCTGATTGATATATTTCCATTCCCCCGACAACAGTTCATTGGGCGTTACGTCCAGCACTTCCATTATCTTTTCCAGCGTATCATAGGCAGGATAATTCAATCCTCGTTCAATCTTGGAAAGGCTCTGCATATTGATACCGATTTTGTCCGCAAGCTCCTGCTGTTTCATTCCTCTGTATTTTCTGATGGTCTGTATGTTGTTTCCCAAAAAATTTATTTTCACTGCATAACCCTCCGTAACTCTGTATATCTTCTTATTTCGTTTCCGTTATAAGTCTATCATGCTTAATATGGTTTGTAAAGACAAAAAAAGATATTGACAAATAAGCATACAAGAATTATTATGTGTTTGTAAATAATTAAGCACAACAGAATGAAATATAAAACCATTTAAAAAGTAAATCCTATCTGATTAAACCCGTAGATATGAATATCGGTTGATATGGCATGGTTAGAAAAGGACAAACAGGGTTTGCAGACAAAGCATTGCAGGACTGCTGGCGTGCGTCAGCAACAACGCCATGACGGCTCTGCCGTCAAAGGACGGAAATGCTTTGTCTGCTGGCGAGCCTGCGAGCCTTACCTGTGCCCCCGTTATCTAACAGGGGGGCACTATTTCACAAAAGACAAGTCAAAAACCGTACAACCCCAAAGCTGTAAGGAGTAATGAGGAGTTTTAAGAAGATAGTAACTTCACACTTTTTTGAAAGATGGTTTACAGGTATTTCAAGGCTATTGTGGGATTGGAGGAATACAATGAACAATTTAGAATTTGCACTTGAAATGAAGAATAAACGTCTTGCCAGCGGTCTTTCACAAGGAGAACTTGCAAGTCTTACCCATGTATCAAGATATAGTATCAACCGCTTTGAGAACGGAAAAGCCAACGCCAGCAAGGAAACACAAAATATTATCCTGCGTTGTCTGAATTACTATGTCTGTGATAAGCCTTTTTATCTGCTCGTTGATTATCTGTCTGTCCGTTTTCCAACGACTGACGCATTGGAAGTTATCCGAAAGGTGCTTGGCATGAAAGCAGATTATTTTATCCATTATGACTATGGGTATTATGGTTATAAAGAACATTACGCCTACGGGGAAATCAAGGTCATGGCTTCTGATGATGAACACATGGGCGTATTTTTGGAATTAAAAGGGGCAGGCTCACGCAACATGGAATATGTCTTACAGGCACAGAAAAGGGATTGGTATTCATTCTTAAACCGCTGTCTTGACTGTGGCGGTGTTATCCGACGTTTTGACTTGGCAATCAATGATATGTGCGGTCTGCTGGATATTCCCGTCTTATCTGAGAAATACAAAAATGGTGGTGCGGATTGTCGCTGTAAAAACTATGAAAATGTGCAAGGCGGTAAACTAAGCGGAAAAACCGTAATTTAGCAAGTACCCTTTATATCGGCTCAAAAGCAAGCACAAAATATTTCTGCCTGTATGAAAAACAAAAGGAACAGGCAACGAAAAAGAAACATACGGATATTATCAACCGTTTTGAAATTCGTCTGCGTGATAAAAAGGCAGTACAGGCAGTTGAGGAACTGTTATTGACGTATAACCCTCATGGGCTGGTATTTTATCTCATTACCGATTTTGTGGAATTTCCAGACTATCCATTGTGGGAGATATTCATTTCCCATGATAATTTACCTTTTGAAATGAACCCTGTACCCGTTAATATGGAACGCACTCTGCAATGGCTGGAAAGACAGGTCATGCCGTCCATTGTGATGATAGAGGAAATCGACAGGTTGACAGGCTCAAACTACATGAAAATGATTGATGAATGTACCCACCTTTCCGAAAAGCAGGAAATGCTTGTGGAACAGATGTGTACGGACATAGCAGACGTAATCGAAAGTGAGGGGGTGTTTTATGAGTAATGCACAGGATATTCCCGTATGGGAAAATACACCCTTACCATTGAAGAAGCGTCAAAGTATTTCCGTATCGGAGAAAACAAGTTAAGACGATTAGCAGAGGAAAACAAGGACGCTGGCTGGCTCATTATGAATGGCAACCGCATACAGATTAAACGCCGACAGTTTGAAAAGGTCATTGATAAATTGGACGCAATCTAATGCAAATGAGCCTTGTATGTGTTATGATGAACACAAGTCATATCAAGGCTCTTTCCAACAAGGAAAGGAGCAGACACCATGAAAGAAAAAAGACGGGATAGCAAAGGTCGTATCCTGCATACTGGAGAGAGCCAACGAACAGACGGGAAATACTTATATAAATATGTGGACGCATTTGGAAACACAAAATATGTGTATGCTTGGAGATTGACACCCACAGACCCAACACCAAAGGGAAAACGGGAAAAACCCTCACTTCGAGAACTGGAACAGCAGATAAGACGGGATATTGAGGACGGTATCGACAGCACAGGCAAGAAAATGACACTTTGCCAACTCTACGCCAAACAAAACGCACAGAGGGCAAATGTGAAGAAAAGCACAATGAAACAACGGGAACAACTCATGCGGTTATTGAAAGAGGACAAGTTAGGCGCTAGGAGCATTGATACAATCAAACCCTCTGACGCTAAAGAATGGGCGTTACGCATGAAAGACAAAGGCTTTTCCTACAATACCATTAACAACCATAAACGCTCCTTAAAAGCGTCATTCTATATCGCCATACAAGACGATTGTGTAAGGAAAAATCCCTTTGATTTCAAGTTAAGTGAAGTCCTAGAAAATGATACCAAAGAGAAAGTCGCATTGACAGAGGAACAGGAACAAGCCCTACTGTCATTCATTAAGACGGACAATGTGTATCATAAGCATTATGATGATGTACTGATACTGTTAAAGACAGGACTTCGTATCTCGGAACTGTGCGGACTGACAGTAGCCGATATTGATTTCAAGAATGAGGTTGTGATTATCGACCACCAGTTACTAAAGAGCAAGGAACAGGGCTATTACATTGAAACGCCTAAGACAAAGAGCGGAACAAGGCAAGTGCCATTAAGCAAAGAAACGATACAGGCATTTCAACGGGTTATGAAGAAACGCCCAAAGACAGACCCATTTGTGATAGACGGACGAAGCAATTTCCTATTTGTCAATCACAAAGGCAAGCCGAAAGTTGCCATTGATTACAATGCCTTATTTGTCCGCATGGTAAAGAAATACAACAAGCACCACATGGATAACCCCTTGCCACATATCACACCGCATACGCTACGCCATACGTTCTGCACAAGACTGGCAAGTAAGAACATGAACCCGAAAGATTTACAGTATATCATGGGACATTCAAATATCAGTATCACAATGAACTGGTACGCTCATGCGTCCATAGATACCGCAAAATCAGAGGTTCAGCGTCTAATTGCATAGAAGTATTTACCACGATTTTAACCACGTTTGATAGCGAAAATATAAGAAGATAGACCTAGATATGTGAGGTTTACCACAAAAACAAAATGCCCGTAGAGCCTATAAAATAAGGCTTTGCGGACATTTAAGAAGATATAAAAAGATAGTCAAAAAGACATATATAATTTAGCTAAAATTCTTTACTATTTTCTGCCATTTAAATTTCCTCCTAATTTTTGAATTGATGAATGGTGATTTTGATACCTAATAAATAAGTTGAGTTCCCTTGCACGTCCTGTTCGCTTACGAAAGGAGTCTCACTTATTTCGATACCTAAAAAGACGAAGCTCTCATCTTCTGACTTCAGAGTTGAGAGTTCGTCTAAATGATTTGATATGAGCCAAAGAGTTTGATTGGCTTTTTCTTGGTCTTTCGTGTTAAATCCGACCTCATAGAGCATTTCACGCTCTTTCGTACCGTCAAAGTATTCTTCTACTGTTCGGCTACCCGGCATAGAATAAACGCAAAGTGTATCTTCACCGTTTAGAAATCCCATCGAGCATGGCATTGGAAGGCCTTGAATAGAATCTATCGAGTCAGATAATCGTTCCCATAAATCCATTACAAGTTTCCTCCTTTGATAAATGCCCTACGCCAACTATCCATATGATTCGCTTTTGCTCTGAGGTCCCAACGTCGGCTTGTCCCTGGCGTTGTATAATTCTTAACTCTACTACCATTGACGATCCCTCTAAATTGAGGTTTAGCGTAAGGAACGGTATATGTGATTCGGTTCTTGTTAACAAATGATTTGTCTCTTAAATGTCCTTGCCGTTTTGGCGCATATAGGTTCATGTCTGGATGCATCTGAGCAGTCATATAGTACAGTGCTGAATTGATGTTCATCACTGACAACTTACGATCGACGCCATTTTTTTCAACCTTAACATGGAGCATTACAGCACCTCCAACTCATACGAGTAGACTTCGTTACTGTATGGATTGCGGTTATCTACGATCGTCGTGATAGTGTAAGTTTCACCTTCAAAGTCAATCTTTGACCCAACATGATTTTTATTAATCACTGGCATCGGATCAGATACTCCAGCAAACAAAAAAGCGATAGCGTTGGCTACCACTTGCCGATTATTATTACTACCGCTGTACACTGTTTGAGGTTGAAAGATCATATGATTAATCGTGATTGGTTCAGAAAAGACAGGTTTTTGCCATTTGTCATGACCATCTAGCAGCCTCAAAGTAATTGACTGGTTACAAAGTTCTTTTGGCATTAAAGGAATCATCGATAGTCAACTCCCTTGTAAAGAAGTCCTGTATAGATCAACTCGTTATAAGCCTCTGTTGCAACCATCGTTCTGCCAACTGTTGCTGCATTCGTGCTTCCAGATTCAATACGCATACGACCAACGCTGACACTTGAAGGGGAAGCATTTAGTAAGTCTGATAACGAAGTAACTCCAACTGACTTCAAATATTCAATTTGGACAGCCATTGCGATTTTGAACTTATCCACTCGATATTTGAACGTGTCATCAGCTAAAGAATGTCTCATGTAAAAATCGCCTGTCACTCGATTAAGCTGACGTGCAGCACATTTTTCTAAGTCATCAAACTCCGAAACTGATACTTTGTTGAATCCTGATTTTAAATATTCATCGTGCGTAAGATAGCTCATAACTGCCTCCTTTCAATTAAAAAAGATAGTTTAGTAGCTATCCTTCGCTTGCTGCGGTTACCGTGACTTCACACGTAGCAGTTCTACCATTTACGGTTGTCGCTGTGACCGTCGTAGCTCCTACTTTAATAGCAGTAACCTTTCCTTGCACTGGCGTTACTGTTGCAATTGTTTCATCGCTAGAGGTAAATTTGACTGATTTATCAGTTGCCGTTTCTGGTGATACAGTAGCGGACAATGTTTCTGTTGATCCCACCGTTAGCGTAGCTGTTGTTTTATTCAAAGTTACGCCGGATGGGGCTATCCTTTTTGGGGCCAAAGAGACAGATACACCTTCTTTTTGTTGTTCTTTGATAAAGCAGTCGTGGTATAAGCGGTTTTGATATAAGTAGCCATCACCTTGTGAATGTTCGCCTGGCGCAAACAAGAAGACGGTGTTTTCTTTAACCACGGGGATAACTGCTTGTTTAGCGACAACTAAGATATTGATGTCTTGTGCATCAGAGGCAGCAGCGTATCCATCTGAAAAATTGTATTTTGTTTTAAAACGAGTGTCGTCCCAAACCTCGACTAACAACACACCGTCAAGAGAAGTAACACGGGATTCTAAAGCAGTCTGCCCAACGTTTTGATTAGTGATGTTGCGGTTGAATTCTGAAGAACGTTCTAATGCATCCATTACCGTTGTTGATACAAACGCTACTAGGTTTTGCGGGCCGAATTTACGTGCTGGTAAAATAGCAGCTTTAATTGCAGAGTAAGCATTTTTCTCAGTAATTGTCTCTTCCTTAGTCTTGCCTGCTCCTAAAGCTAAAGTAGAAAAACGATACGCATCGATTTCTGGTTGAACGTGTTCAGTGATAAATACATTTGAAATTTTAGCTACAGCTAAGTCTTGATTCGTTTCATCAACGTCTTGTTTATCGATATAAAATTCAACGTCTCGATCTTGACCCATTGTGTAAACTCTTTTGTCATTTCCATAAGTACCGCTGTTGAATCCCTTGTTACGTGTATGGTATTTCAAACCAGAAGTTGAAATAGTCGTTAATGTAAATGATTTACCACCGTTCACAAATTCAACTTGTGGAATACCTAAGATCGTCGTTAACAATCCTTGAGTGATCTTCTGATCGAAAATCCCATTGTCTTTTGTAATGTAATTAATTGCCATATTTTATTCCCTCCAAATTTAATTTTTGTTTGGTAAAACTCCTAATGCTTTAGCGAACACATCTTCTTCCACATTCTGGCCAGAACTAGCATTCCCAGAAAAGGTAGCCTTCTTACCATCGGGATTAGGTGGAACCTGTTCAGATTGGCCAAATAAATAACCGTCGCTTTCTTTAAGCGCGGCCAGTTGGTCATCTAATCCTTTTAATCCCTCGTCTGTAAGTTCCAATGATTCGCTGTCTAGCAAGGCTTTAGCAGCCTTAATGTTTTTAGCCCCAGCTTGTGTTAGAGCTAAGTCAATCGCTGATGATTTTTTAAGATCAGCAATTTGTTGTTCAGAACTCGTCTTGATTTCATCAAACCTAGATTGTAAATCCTCTAACTGCTTAGTAAGATCTTCATTTCCTTTAGCATTTGCTTTGAAATCATTCAGCTCATTTTGGTTTTTCTCTAACTGTTCTTGATATTGAGTGGCCTGTTGTTCCGCGGTAGACACACGACTATTCAACTCGTTCACAGTCACACCATGCAAAGCCATAATTGATCCAATCTGTTCATCAGTTAAGCCAAGTTCTTTCAGTTCTTCACGTTTCATTTCATTCATCCTTTCGTTGTTTAACGAGGCTACGCCCTCGATGGATTGAACAGTTTAACGCCGTATTCAGGGCAAAATAAAAAGACTAGCGATTGCTAAGCCTAAAACTATTAACTTTGTACTTGTTCTCTACTGTAATCACGAACTAAGAACTCATGTTCGTTGATAAGCTCCCTTAACTGTTTCTGTTTGTTAGCAATCACTTGTTTGCACATTTGTACAGTTTTGGGATCTTCCAATTCTAACGCCGCATTCATTCGCTTCTTTTGATAGCGGATATCTCGTTCTAGCTTTCTTTGCTTTTGTTGGATATCCGCATTTTTTTGTGCTTCTTTTTGGTCATATTGCGGTTGATTGTTTGTGTTCACATCAGGACGGCCAGGATAAAGAATATGTGTACAGTTAATTCCTTGCGTTCCACCGGGCTCGCCATATCCATGATCATAAATAGAGGGTAAATGTTTGAATTCTTCTGGCGCTTCATTTTTCGGCACAGTTAATACCCATCCGCCTTGAATTGGCGCACAGGCTTCGCGAGCTGCTGGATGACTACTCATTAATGCAGTGACACAGTCGAAGTCCTCCATTCGTTTCAAACGAAGATCATTAAACGTTCTGTGTGAGGTGGATTGAATCACTGTTCTCGAGTAAGCTTCCATCGACCATTCACGACCGGCTTTATCAACGAAACCTGATTTGATTCCCATATCTACCATTTTGTAGACGTTATCTTTTACGGCTTTCTCATGCGTTTTAAGACCTGTCATAGATTCGATGGTTGATTGTTTGAGAATTGCTTGATAAGCTCTCATGACTGCATTCTCATTGAAATTAGTAGTGATCAGCGTTTGATTGACATTATTATTTAAGTCTTGGAAAGTTTGACGGATTAATGAATCAAGAATACGATTGATTTCATTTGAAACTGGGATACTTTTATGCACCATTCGCTCAAGCTCACGGTCTACTTCATCAACGATTTTCACACCATTTCCCTTAATCAATTGCTCAATTGCTTCTTGAGTCTCTCCTGTATATCGTGCTAACAAATCAATGACTTTATCGTTTAATGTACCCATTTTAGAAAGTTGATTTACTTGCCACAAAAGCACATCTTCTTTAGCTACATCTCGAAAACGAGATTGTTTTAACGCTTTGATTATGATGTTAAAGATTCGGTCTTCCAGTTCTGAATAGATATTGATAATTGAGTTTGCGGCCTTTTGCATTTTTTCTGGTGTAATCATAATTAATCACCTAAATCGAATAAGGCATCTTGACTACGCCGTTCGGTTGATCCCGCTTCTGGCATTTCATCTTTTAATGCAGCTAACCAATCTTCTAATTCATCTTCGTTTAGATTGTAATTACGGATAAGAAACTGTTTCTTAGGCATTACGCCAGCAGTTACAGCCTTTAGATCATTTTCTAATTGTTTGTTACGATCGACAAATAGACCATCCTCAAAACTAACTGTTACTAAATAACTATCATATTCAATAGAGAATAGCGGTTTCTCGCTTTCAAACATTTCTCCGTATCCTGCAAGTTCAAAAATAGAATGAATAAGCTCATTGATAACTTTTTCAACCATAGTCAAATAGCTTGAACGTGTCTGATAAGTCATGGAATTGTTAGAAACAATCTCAGTGGCCGTTTTAATGCCGTCATCCGCATAGTTCATCGAACCCACTGACAAACCAACCTGCACCTCGAACTCTTTAATTAAATGACTGATAGCGTCCTTATATTGAACTGTTCGAATAGGTGTTGTAATATCTTTGACCCCGATATTCTCAGCGCCGTATACACCAGCGAATACGTTCTGATCTGTATCAAACATTGGTGGGTGTGTTTCATCTGTTTTGAGGAATTCTGCTGGCACAACTACTCGGCGTTGACCTAATTGTATTTCCCAAGCAAATTGATCATGAGTTGTATTAATCGTATCAAGTATCTCTTTTGAGTTATCGACAATACCAGCGCCCAATGGGCTTTCTAACGATTTGTTATTCGCACCAGGTGTTCTAAAGTATGCAAAAAGCGGTCTCTTCAATCCTTCTAACGTGACTGTTTCAGCTAAATCAGGATAAAGAACCGCTAATGAAATTTGTTTACCAACAATATTATCGTTATCAGATTTATAAAGCTCATTACTGATAACATACTTATCATCTTGCCATTCATGGAATTCTAGCAACGTATAGTAGTAATTCACGTCACCTTCTGTTTGAATGGTCTTTGTTGCAATGGCGCATTCACTTACTTCATTTGTGTTAGAGCGTAACGGATAAAATTGATCTGCACGGATCCATGAAATTTTGATCTTGTCACCGTCAACGTAAGGACGCATAGCAAAACCGCCTGCAGCAATACCTTTTTCAAGGTTCATTTCAAACAGATTATAGAAATTGTTGTCATAAAGTGTTTTATCTAGGAACTCTACAGCTGATTGGATGCTTTTCGAAGCTTCTGCTTGCTCCTCCTTGTCTTTTAGTGCTACTTTGCACTTCTCATTAAAGATGATACTCGCTAACCGTCTAGAAGCTGTCTTGGTGATATTTAGGGACTTAAATTCTCTTTTCTGTGTTTCCCCGTATGAATTACGATATTGTATATCAGGAAATAGATTGGAATAGTACCTAAAGTTTCTTGCAATCCGATCGTATTCTCTTGAATCAATCCCTATTTTAGGATGATCCGTTACCTTAGCAATATCACGACCAGTATAACTCATATTCACGCTATCAACTCCTCTCTTGAATATACTTTTAATCGTTTGGAATACTCCCATTTTCTCACCTACCATTTCAGGTCTAAGTCTTGAAGATTATCACGTACAAAATATTGAAAACCATCACAACAGTGATCATCCTCTTTAATAACTTTTGGATCATCACTGTTCAACGTGTCTTCGTCCCATTGATACTTTTTGTGTTCCTCAATAAATATCTTATTGCTTTCTTTTTCCAAATAAAAAAACCTACCTTGTGCAAGTAAGCTTTGAACGTGATCAATCATGTCTACTTTTTTAGCTTTAGCTACAGTGTGTAATCGGACATTGTAATCTAGATAATATTGATTCCTTAATGCGCCTTCTGCCGAATCAATCGTAATTTGATAGGCATATTTATCATATTCAGTCTGACAACGATCTATGAAATCATGCAAATCTTTTGATAGTTCAGTTGGCGCTTTCTTATTTGCTTTACCTGCAGGACTGTAATAATACGTATCTAATAAGATTACATTCTTTTTTCTAGTTAATGCATAACAACCACACGTTGTAGCTGACACTTGGTGCCCGCTATCGATTGAGAAATAAAGATTCACTATGTAGTCATCATCAGGTATTTGATCTAATGGATTAAAATGATTCATATTATAGATATGAGTCCCTAATCCAATGACTTCGCCACGATAGAGCCACTTGTAATAGTCTTCATCATTCTTGCGGTAAGTTTCTATTAGTTTAAGTTGTTGCGGATCGGTAAAACCTAATTCATCATCTAAGTAAGTTGAATGGTCTACTAAATGATCATCCAGCTCTTTACATTTCTCTACCCATTCATTGACCCAATCGTATGGATTTTTTGGCGGGTTCCACGAATAATAAACTTTTACTTGGTCCACATACTTAGAGCGTTGGCGAATAAACGTAGCATTTGTTTGGTCAAATACTTCACTGCTTTGAAAGTTAGCAGCTTCTTCATACCACAATGAGATAATATCGCCTATCGCATTAGATTTAAGTTTCAATGGATCATCAACGCCATAAAAGTAAAACGCTGACCCTGTACGCTTATGAATGATCGTTAAAGGAGCCATGCGATACCTATACTCGTTAGAAACTCCCAACATACTTAACGCCCATTTGATTTGCAGATAAACCGCATCACGTAAATACTTGTGCTGACTCATCATGCAAACAACGTTAACCTTATGTTTTGCTTGCGTGTGTTTCTTCATTTCAGTAGCAAGTTTCAAACTAATAACAGATGATTTAAACGATCCACGTCCGCCCTTCATCAAAACATACGGACATTGTGTGTGCCACATCTTATAAAAATGTGGGTTAATCAAGTCCGTAGTCTTAATTTGAGTTTGTTTCTTGGCCATTAATGCCATTTGAACCAGCCTCGCTTTCAACTAACGGAATGTCATCAATAATTACAGTTTGTTCTTCTGTCGGATCATAGCCATCGTCTAATTGCTTCAATTGTGCTTTAGCTAGATCAACTTGAGTGTTCATGAGTTCAAGTTTCTTACGTCGCTCATCTTGTTCATCAGCGATTGATACGAACTGTTTTATTAAATTAGCAAGAGTACTCATGGCTCTGGATTGAGCGTTCATGAAATTAGCTTGCTTGTCCCAAGCATATTGAATAGCATATTCTTCTGAACTTCCAGAATCACTCGAGGACCACTTAGAAACTTCTTTGGACAAACTACCCTCATAATCAACATACATGATTTTCTGTGCTCGGATAATAGCCGTGTACTGGATCATGATATTATTCCATAATATATCCTCAGGTTTAGAGGTTGCAACCTCATTCATAATTTCTAATGTTTCAGAAGGTAACCAATTGGCAAAAAGGCCATGGGTAACAGCGTTTTTGTTGTCCTCTGGCGCTCCTTTGTTGTTCGGAATAGTTGCGTTCTTGGTTGCAACCTTTTCTCGAGACCAGTAACGGGATTTCCATGACTTTACTGTGCTGATGGATACACCATACTTTTCCGCTATTTCTCTATACTTCAACCCTTTTTCATAATCATCTTTAGCTAGTTCGTATTTCTTCACATGTGACACCACCTCGCTTGTTTGCAACATTTGTTTTGTAATCTACACATACTTTGAAAGATTTTCCTGTATGTGTTTATCTGAATAGAAACCATGACCGCAATAAAGAAGTTTGCATTTATCAATCTCTTTTGGTGTTGCTTCTCTCCCCATTTCAACAATGGAGTACTTCTTTTTGATTTGGACAGAACGCACAACACGCACTGAACAATCATCAATGGTTCGAGGATATTCATTAGTTAGCGATATATACCAGTAGTTCCTCATTAGCCATTCTTCTCTTCAATAGCATTTAGATCATTGTAAATAGCCTTTGCTGTCTCTAATCCGACCCGCAGTCTTCGTTGAATGACTCCAACAGTTAGCTCCATATCAACTTCTTCATAGTCCTTCTTTAATCGCTTCATTTCCTCGAAATCTTTAGCGGTATATTGTTTCATATAATTATTCTCCTTTTAAATAAAATAAAAAGACCACTCAATGAAGTGATCTAATATGTAATAGCAACCTACACACAGGCGGTTATCCTGTTCCTCCCTAGGGCTCGCACCACACGAGTTCATACCTCCCTCGGTTGGCTAAAGTCACTGGAGTGGAATCGCACCACACACGAGAACTTACCAGGCTCTCACGAGGCTACTCGCCATTTACCGTTGCGTCTTCTACTTCCGCCACAGTGACAAATTTTCATTGTGAAAATAAATACTAAGTGTATAATTTTATTTATCAGCGAGTGGTCCGCTGAAATAAATAATAACGAGGTATCTTTATGCACACAACAGGATCAAAACCAGGAAAAGGCGAGTACTATTGTCTAACATGCGGACAAAATGTAACGCTCGATCAATCAACTGATACGTTGCCACCGTGTCCAAAATGCCATAACACAACCTTTAGAAAAGGTTAAAACCGTAAAGAGACCGCTCACCGGTCTCTTTTTTAAATTGCGATTTCTCTTTTGAATAAGCAATATGCTTTACCAAAAAGATTTAACTGAATCCACGCAACCGCTTTTCGTTCATTATGCTCGTTTCTATACTTCGTAATATAATGATGCATACAATCCCCTCCTTAAATAATTTGATAGACAGCAGCATACGAAGAATTCAGAAGGAGTTGAGTTCACATCCTTTTCTTCATATTTGCTTCTGTCTATCGAAGCTTAATTTAAAACGATGAGGGAGATTCCCTCCCTTGCGTTTTATTTTTGAAGAACAATTATTCAGAATAAAAGAATGAATAAACTTGTGAGTGTCTAATCTATTAATTGTCTTCACTTATAGGTGGGAATGGTTTACAAGTTTTAGCAAATTTCAAATAGATTGATTTGATGACCATATTCAAAATAATTGTCGATCTTATTTTTAATTCGCTGTGACATAGATTTAACAGTACCCACAGCTAGATTCATTTGTTCTGCTGCTTCTCCATAAGTACATAAATCTTTATTAATTAAATGAAATAATGTCAGTTCTTTATTAGAAAGCAAAGATTCTATCTCCGTCACTTGGAGCAACATCTCTTTTTTCTTCGGAGAAATCGTCTCTTCTGCTTGCTTTTCTACTTCCTGTAAATAAACTTGATAGCTCATAACGTCTATATCTGCCAGTTTAACGGCTCTTCTATGCTTTGGTATCTTCTTGGCTTGCTCATCATCGAAAGGCTTCTCTCTGCCTGTTTCTAACCAGAATAAAGCGTACTCTGTAGTAGAGATAGCTTCTGCTATTACTTTTTGATCTGCTATATCTTGAGGAGAACGATCATCAATTAATTTATGTATCACTCTCCCATGTTCTTTGACAGGTGTGCGATATCGTTTATTTAAGATTTTTTGATGTTGCTTTTTCAACATTTTCAAGTCATTCTTGTATTCCTGAATTAAATCATTCATATAGATAGCCTCCTCAATAATTTCGCAAACAAAAAAGCGGACACAAATCAACAAGAAAGTTCTTGTCAACTTGTGTCCGCCAGTTTTCTGGTAGGACGATATTTAAAATAATTGTTTCACTTCTTCTTTAACTTGCTTGACTTTATTGCAATGGGATTCTATAACTATTGTTCCAAACGAAGGAAGCTCGACACTTTTCATTTGACCGTTTGAAATAATGATTAAACAATGTTCTCCTTGCATTTTTTCAATGTCGCTTAATCCAATTATCTTTAACTCCATAGCTGCCTCCTGTGATATAATAGACTTACCTTGGCAGGGGCAAATCATATTTGTCACGAGCAGCGAGCTAATAATGGCTTGCTGTTTATGTTTATTAACAATATTATGCTGATAAGGAATTCTCTATTAGCTACTTCAATAATTCTTCATACTTTATATTTAGCAATAAACTCATCGATATCTTTGATGTCATATTTTGGACGGCTGTTTTCACCGAATATGATTACTTTCAATCCTTTTTTTACCCACTCATTGATCGTTCCTGCAGATGTCCCCGTGTAATGAACTGCTTCTTTTTGAGTAAGATAGCGTTTAGGCACATATCCAACTAACAATGAGTCTAAGTCATTTTTATTGATAAATTTGTCATTCATATTGATTTCTCCTTATATAACTTATAATTCTGTTTTTATAATCTCCATATCCACCAATCTCACCACTGCTAAATTCTCTTTGCTTTTCGCTAACCGCTTGTCACATTCCATCGTGTTTTCAATGCGAATGATTGCTGAGTGATTATAGAGATGCTCTACATATCCACGAAACGGATAGATGAACCCTTCTGCTTCGCAGCGAACCATGTCACCGACTTTGAATTTTGGTTTCTTACGTGTTTTAGGGTTCTTTGTCGGCATATCTAGCATTAAACCGCCGATACCATGACTACTAGCGTAAAATCCGTCTTTTATTTTCATCTTTCTGCCACCTCTTCCACTGGTACAGCAAATGGCCAGTATCTTTCATCAATTGCTTTGATTTCCTGTTCAGTATAGTAGGAAGGTTCAGTGCTAAAACCGTCAACCCATTTCACGCCACTACTTTGTGACTCATCACGTATTAAAAATTGACCAGTGACAGGTTCTTTCACATAATACAACGGCTCCTTCTCGACCTCGTAGTCGTCTTTCATGCGGACAAGGGTTTCGATTGGTTTGTTTTCGGATTGTTGAATCCAATCCAACATCCCTTGCTGAGCAGAACCATAAGAATCTACACACAATTCCCAAATGGCAAATTCTAAATCATCTTTATTATCCTCAAACCACTCCGCCACAAACTTCGGTACCACTGGCTTTTGCGGTTCGTCTAGTGTTACTTTTGGTTTTTCCTCTTTTAGTTTAAATTGATTGTTAGATATGCTTAAATAGCTTGAATGCCAATCGTCACCATCATCATCTCTAATTGCTGGTTCGTTGTAACTATCCAAAAATACTGGATATTCTTTACCTACTGTCCACCATCGTTTATCTGATTTTGTACAAATATATGTTTGTCCTTTTTTAATTGTTAACATTGTTTTCTCCTTACCCAAGTTCGACTTCTATCTCGTATTTTTCAATCAATTCCATTACTTTTTTCACTATTTCAAACTCAACCGCTTTTGATTCTTCGAAATCATGAACAATTTCTGGAAACAGTACATCATCAACTACCCACAAAATAATCTGGCGCTTTCCACCAAGATTTATGATTAGATGGTCCGATTCCACAGATACTGTTGCTCCTGATTCGATATCATATAAATCCATGCTGAATTGAATGAGCTTTTTTATCATTTGCTGCCCTCCAAATCACTCGACTTCACGAATACACCATCTACCATTTTTCCTGTGCGCCCTTTGATTTCGTTGTATGCCATTTCTAAACACTCTTGTACGTTTGTCCCTTTTTGCATGGAAAGGATAATCAACGTGACGATTACGTCTCCTACGCTATCTTTAAATAGTTCATCATTACTTCTTGCCATCGCCGAAGCTATTTCCCCGAATTCCTCAGCTACTTTCAAAAACTGTGCTTTTGGATCTGCTTGATCCAATCCCTTATCTTTAGCCCACTGCTCTACTTTTGTGATTAGTTCGTCCATTATTCATTCTCCTTTATATATTTAAGTTGGATAATACAACTTGTAACAAATGAAGCTAATGTTAAAATTGTGCCGATTGGTGTTAAAAAACCGCTTTTTATCGTATTAATTAATATAGCTACAAATATCGTTATATAGAATAAAAAGTGAATTGACGCTAACATTAAATTAAACATCTAGTCCTCCTCAATCTCACATGTCTGCTCAAACTGTCTAGTGATGTTTTCTAACGCTTTTTTGTACTCGATAATACTTTTTATCACGTGCCCCTCTCTCAGCACGTAATCACGCTGTATCGTCTTCAAACACGATGAGACAGTTTGAAAGTATCCGATATCTGCTCGTGATTCTTCTTTTGTTTCTGTGTAGCGGATGTTTCCTTCCTCATCTCGTCTTACCTTCGATAAGACAATATTTCTAGAATCACTGGTAATTCGATAATCTTCGATTTTCATATCTAGCATTATTCTTCCTCCAAATACTTATATTCGTGCCCTTTTCGATCGGTGTGATTTCGCCAAGCGTACGTTCGAATAGTCCCACGCGTATATCCAGTTTCTGCAGACAGCTCACTAGCTGTTCCTTGCATCAAAATTTTGCCTTCGTGTAAAACAACGACGATTTTCCCTTTGCGCTGTTTTCTTTTGTCTGGCTTTTTTCGTATACGTCCATTAGCGATCTTTCCTAGTCGCTGAACTTCAGCAACCACTGCTTCATCTTCTTGCCAGTTCTCATCTTGAATCAGCAACATTAATTTTCGCCAAGCCGCTTTCTTATCCACGCTCATTCCTCCAATCGATGGATTTCCCTTCTTAAGTTCTCTATGTGCAAATCGATTGCCTTTCTAGCCGTTTCATTGACCATCACTGCCTTTGTTCGTTCCAGATCGTCAATCTCACGCCGAAGGCTTCGAATTCGCATTTGAATCACTTCTTCTGTTGTCATGATGGACCACCTCGTTAAAACCGTTCTTCCTTGAACGTATTCCGATATTTCTTCGCTAAGATCAGCGGTACTCGATATTGACTGCAGAAGAGTTTCGCTTTGATTTTGAAATCTTTTGTCTGCATCCCTTTAACATCTACGACTTTGACAAGTTTGCCGTTTTTATAAAATGTGAAGTCGGGAATATACTCGATCTTGCGATACTTCTTTCCGTCTAGTTCAAATTTCGACATCAGCTCAAATCGTTCCTGAAGTTTTACTTTCCAGCCGTTCGCTTCAGCTTGCCATAAGGCTAGATCGTAGTACTCTGCTTCTGCGATAGAATCGAACTTGATACCTCGATGGATAGTTTTTCGATTACGATATTTATTCATTCTCAAGAAGCGCCTCCTTCTTAGCCTGATAAGCAGCAAAGCGGGCTTCTAATTCTGCTTTTTTATCAGGATCTAGCGTCTTTTCTTCTTGAGGTTTGTTGACCCAATCAGGTAACTTTTCACGCCGTACATTGTTTTGACGTTTAGGAAGATAGTTTTGTTTTTTCTTGTTCTTAAAAGCTTCTTGGGCTTTTTCTGCTGATTCCATTGTCTTAATTCCTTGATTACTCCATGAATTTAATATCGCTTCAACGTATTTTTTCAATCCTGGCATCTCAACGTTGTTTTCGAAAGCTAATTTAAAAGCAAAGAGAATCATATCTGCTCCCCAAGCTTTAATCATCGGTCCTAATGCTCCTTGCAAAAGACCAGTAGGTGCTTTCCCCCAGTTTTTTTGGATGAACTCATACACGCCTATATCATCATCTTCTTTATTTGTCTTGTTTTGTTTTGTATTGTTTATATAAGCTGAAGGAATTACTGTAGAATCTACTGAAGGATTTACTTCCCTATTTACTTTCGGATTTACTTTACTATCTACTGGAATATTTCCAGTAGCGGAGTTTTCTACCGTATTATCTACTGTAGTTTTTACTGTAAAATTTCCAGTTAGATCAGAAAGAATATAAACTCCAGCTTTTGTACGACCTCTCTTTTTATATTGAAGGAGTCCGTTTTGGATCAATTGATTACGATTGTTAATCAATGTTTTTTCAGACGTTTTAGTCATTGCTTGTAGCCTTGTATTGGCAATCGATAATTCGCTCTGCCATCCACTTTTGTTTGCTATAGCCATTAGCTTATACCAAAGCAGTTGGGGACCAGCGCCAAGCTCGTTATATTCAAGCCAATTGTCAAAAGCATTAAGCTGTCCGATGTAATCCAATTGAGTCCCTCCTTTCGTTCTAGTAATTTGAGGGAGAAAACTCCCTCATTATTTGTTTAACGGCGGATTAGATGCATCAAATAATCCAGTTTGTACATCTTCATTTTCTTCAGATATAACCTCTGCTTCTTTTCTTTCAGGAATATCTTCTTCAACTTCTGTTTCAGCAATAATGCTGCCGTCTTCTTGAACCCTTTGGACTCTCTCATCCGATGTGGTGGCTTCTTGCATTTCGATGGACAAGATTCCCCATTTAGAAAGAAGATTTCTCAAAACAGTTTTTCGTGCCATTGCATTGTAATCAGATGCCCACACACCACTTAACTTTGTCTTATCGCGATCTTTATTGTTAGCAATCCGATGAGCTTCGATTTCTTGTTTGGTCCAATAGACAGTTTTTTTGAATCCATTCAGTAACTCGAAATAGCCAACATATCCAATGACTTCATCAGACGTTCTACCATTTGGATCAAACTCAAACTCTTCTGTCAGTCGGTTCCAGCTTTTTAGTTCTCCTTCGTAAACTTCGATCACATTTAATGCTTTGTATTTACCTGATCGTTGGGCTAATTGGATATATCCTTTATAGCCAAGCATGAATTGAGCTTTCTTTTCCCATTTTCCTGTTTGCTTGTTTTTACTATTGAATGGAACTAAATATGCATAACCTAAATTCTTATCTAGCCCAAGATTTAATGTTGCAGCAGTTAACGCACCACTCATGATAGACATTGGTTCACTATCTGCAAGATAACTGTCATTAGATACAAGAGTCATAACATTCGACATAAAAGCATTAGCATTGTCATGAAGTACTTCTTCGAATTTCTTTCTCATTGTTGGTGTATTCATTAGAGCTTTAAGCCCTAACTGTCCTGGTGCAACTTGTTTCTGTGGCTTTTCTGCCAATTGGTTTTTTAACGATTCATTTGTTGCCATTGTTTTTTTCCTCCTTCAGCGGTAATCCGCAAATCACACAATAATTCCATGATGGTTCTCGAAGTTCGCTTCCACACCGTAGGCATTTATTCATTATTTGATCTCCTTTTCGGTTAGTCTTCTTGATTCAGTAACGTTATAAATCTCTTCGTCATTTGCGATATCTGGATATTTCTCTGCTAGTTTCTTCGTGTTCATGCGTTTAGTACTAACAAGTTTCCAGCTGATGATGTTCCTTTGTGTAATGCCAATACTTACCTCACGTTTTCCTAGCTCGCTGATAATCTCGTTGTCTACTTGACGGATAGCTGACTCAATTTCTTTTTTCGTCCGCTTGAGTTCTCTTTTTTGCTCGATAAGTTCATCAAAACGCGATGGTAGAGCTGTTTGATTTTCTTCTACATCTGCATATTTTTCTTTTAAGAAGTCAGCAGTCGCTTCACTTCCGTCAATTACAGGCTCGATACCTTCAACTACATTTGTTTCCCAAAATTCAACCAAGCGTTCTGTAATCGTATCGATCAATTCTTGATCTCTCGCAATTCGCTTCCAAATGAATCTTTGTCCGCCAATCAACACAGCGATATAACAATAATCTTTATTTAAAACATTCATATAATGTTGAACCTGACAGAGATAGCTAAGCGGGACTTCTTCTCCTTCCCACTCTTTACCAAGAAATTGGTTAGCTGTTTTGCATTCAAGAATGGCGTTTTCCCCTACTACGTCACGATCAATATTTGCTCTTAAAAATGGATGTAATGGATGTTCAAATACTTGGTTTCTTCTACGTACTTTTTTGCCTGTTCGTTCTTGAAATTCTTTGGCAACAACTTCTTCTAAAACATTGCCCCAATAAGCTGGTTCATTTTCTGATTCTTCAAGTACGACTTGTCCTGTTTTTTCTAGCCAGAGTTGATAAGGTGATTTCCACTTATTCAATCCTAAAATCGTTCCGACATCAGAACCTCCGATGCCTTTCTTACGGTCTTCAAGCCATTCTTGACGGCTCATTTCTAAGGTAGATTTACTCATCGTCTTCCTCCTCTTTATGTGGCGTGCCCCATTCGGGAGTCGTCAAATACTGATCGAGCGCTTGTCCAAAATCATTCATTGTTTTAGCCTTCCTTTCGTGCTAAAATACAGTTAAGTTATTTTGATATGTTGCCGATTAGCGATTGCCGTCGCTGGTCGGTCTTTTTTGTGTTGGCATTTTGAAACTTTCTCTTACAGCAGTAACCGCTACTAAGGTTCCCCAATAAATAAGTGCATATGCTGGATTAATACTTGCCAGTACGATTGCTACTAGACTCATAAGCAAAGCGCTCTTGACAGTCATTTTAAATACAGTTTTCATTTCTTTCTCTCCTCTCTATATTTAGCAATTTCGCTAGCAAGATCTTCATTCATATGATTCTCTAAAAATCGAGCGACTTCAGTTTTAGGAATTCTAATTTCACCGAGTTTCAAAAAACCGATGTATCCCATCTCAATCAAATCTTTAACATTTTGAGGATTTGTTGTTATAGCTAATGCCGCTTCAGTAACTGAGTATGTTAATTTTTCAATGTTTCTTTTATTGTTGCGCTTCAAGACAACTTTTTTTGGAAAAATATTTTCCAATGTTTCCATTTCCATCATCCTTTCATATATCCTTGTGCTACCCAGTACGACAGCCGTTCCTCACTAAGCTTGCGAATATCGATTCCAAGTATTTCGCATAATGCACTTATTAGTGTTACTTCCACCATGATTTCATCTAAAAATTCATAAGCATATGCAATGATTTGTTGACGATCATCAACAGTTAAGTAATTTACTTGTTTAAGAAGAATTTTTTCTACTTCTTGCTTCTTCTGTTTCCGCTCATCTGATTCAATCATTTGCAACTTGTCTAACGAAGATGGATCTCTTCTATAAACATCACCATCTATTGATTTAAATAAACCAAAGAACTCATGAATCACTTGAAGAGTGAAATCTGAATCTCTAAAATGATCCGTTAACGCCTGAGCATTTTCCAACGTCACGGGCTTCGTATTAAGCAATGTTGTCCAATCGCTTAATGACTGTTGAGAGACGTTGATTTGTCTTGCTATTTCCTTTTTGGTCTCACCACTCTTATTAATTACTTCGACTAACGATTCTCGAATAACACTTGATTTTTTTAACAGTTTAAACACCTCATATTCTTATTCGCCCGTATATCAATACGAGCAATTTTTTTATACTATTAATTTAAAGAATCAAACAAAAGCTGCTTCATCTAGTTCACGTTCAAGCTCTTTTTGAACTTCTTCAACTAGACGATCGAGTTGATCATCATTTGCACATTTGATGATGTGGACTAGTCTAGGTCTAGCATCAAGTACGATGTTTATTTTTTCTTGGCGTGTCATTAAAATCATCTCCTTATTTATTTGATATAATCTCACTATGGAAGGTGGTGAGATTATGGCTTATAAAGAATCTATCGTTAAAAAGATAATCGAAATCGTTGAAATAGCTCCTAAAGGGACAAGTACCCACTATTTAGAAGGTTTCAATCAAAAAGATGTAATCGATACTGTGAACTCTCTTCATTTAAAATATCCCGACAATATTTTAGAAACAGAAAGTTATTATAGTGAGCTTGTTCCAATTGTAATTAATAAATAATTTTTGGTTATTCTCCTTTTGAATTTTTGAAGTATTTACTCAAAGGGAGAATTTCTGGTCCTACCAAAACATCTTTTATATCAACTTCATCTATAAAACATTCGATTTTTAGTTTTGGCTTGCCTGATGCTGGCATAAATAGTTCAATATTTGTTACTCCACGTCCTAATGTCCAATCATTTAATTTAATTTCATAATTTGGTGAAATTGTTGGGTTTTCAACTTTAGGTTGTATTGAGAGTTTTAGCAGATTTTTTATTTTTTCTTGTCGTGTCATTAGAATCATCTCCTCATCATTTAGTTTAGTTCCGTTTTAGTTAACTCTGTCTCTAAAAAAATATCGTCTGGTTCTTTATTAAACACCATAGCGATTTTGACTGCATTTTCATAGGAAAGTTTTCTTTTTCCTTTCTCGATCATCCAGTAAAATTCTTTAGTTAGACCAGCTTTATCAGCTACATCTTGAAAAGTTTTGCCGTTTTCCTTTCTAATTTTTTCTAGATTTTTTAGCACCATTTAAGTTCCTCCTTTTGTTAACTTCAAGTTAACTATATTTTAATTAACTATTTGTTAATTGTCAATAAAAAAATACACAATTAGTTAACTTTTTTTGTATTCCTTGTGTTAACCGTTTGTTAACGATAAAATCATAATAGAAACGAGGTGTTAACATGGACTTTGGAACTAGATTAAAAGAATTAAGAAAAAGTAAGAAATTAACCCAACAACAATTAGGTGATATTATCCATGTATCTAAAGTTTCAATTTCTGGTTATGAACGTGGGGAACGAAGCCCTGACAGAGAAACCCTAACAGCACTTGCTGATTATTTTAATGTCACAACTGATTATTTATTAGGTCGAAATCAAACTCCGGATTGGGCAGATAAAGATGATTTGATTGAACTCGATAAAATACTTGATTCAAACGTAGATATGGCTTATGGCGGTGAAACTTTAACAGATGAAGAGAGACAGCGTGTTAAAGATATTTTAACTGGTTTGTTCTGGGAATTTAGAAAAGAAGATAAAAACAAAGAGAAGTGATTTTTATGGAGAGAGACGTAATAAATCTAGCTGGTAAATTAAAGCAGAAATATAATTCTGCTAATCCTTTTATCATTTGTGAACAAATGGGCATTCAAATTAAGTACGTGCCATTTATGAATAACCCGAAAGGACAATTTCAAGAGTTATTAGGGAGATCCGTCATTCTCTTAAGCCACGAATTGAAAGAATCAGAAGAGCGTTTTTATATTTGCGCCCATGAGCTTGGTCATGCCATTTTCCACAAAGGATTATCAAGTTATTACGTCTCTACAAGAAATTCTAGAAGCAAATCAGAAAGCGAAGCGAATTGCTTTGCTGCTAATCTCATTGTTTCTCTTTATAAAGAAGACAACGATCAATACCCTAGAAAAGTTGAGGAATTAACAAATTTGTACGGACTTCCTGAAAGCATGTATAGATTTTTAATTTAACATGAGAAAGGATAAACAGTATGTTAGAAGTTACAGGTTTTATTAAAGATAAATATCCAAGTCTTCCACATAAAAAATTATTATCAAATACTACTTATGAAGATGGATTTTATTTTAAAGTTTTTGTTGATTATGATGATATTAGTGACCGAGCAATGGCAATTGAAACTTCTGATTCGATTATAGTCAATGCTATAAATAAAAAATATGATACTGATTTCCATAAATCTAATGTATATACCTACTTAAATCAAATAAAAATAAAGACAATTTTAAAAGACTTTACCAAATTAATGCATCTTGTAGATGATGAAATATTTAGCTATCAATTTATAGAAGCTAACGAAGTGTACGATCAAAAATTATTTTTAGCATCTGGTTGCGTATATGGAGTATGTATTGAACGATTATTATTTTTACTAGCTAAACGTCATGAATTAGTCGTTGAGATAGATAATACTCAACTAGGAACATTAATTCATAAACTAATAAAAAATAAAATCGTTGAAAAAACAGATGAGAATAGATTAAAAATTGCTGCTAGATTTAGAAATCAAACAGCACATACTAATTCTTACTCTTTAAAGATGGATTGTGATATTTTAAGAAGCTGTATAGATTATATCATTGTAAAATATTTTAAATAGTTATCTCAAAATGGTCCCTAGTAAGACTACTATAATCATCCTCGCCTGTATCTAATTTAAAGAACAATTCATATAGACAATAAAGATATTGAGAGCTTACTTCACAACCGTGCTCGAATAGTATTGTATAGACCATACCTCTTATTATTTCAGCTTCATTAGTATCTAAATAAACTACATTTTTCATTAAGAATCACCTCTCTCTTATTATACATAAAATTTATATTTAAATTAAATTTTTGGCGACTATCACTACCTGCCATTAAGTGGGAGTAAATATATTTTTATTGTTATGGAGGAAGAAATGAAAAAAATAGTTGGGGTAGGATTAATTCTGTTCTCTAGTATCGTACTAGGAGCATGTGGAAATAGTAATTCAAATTCTGATACGCCTAAAGAAACAACCACTGCGAGCTCTACAATGGTTTCTCTTGAATTCAGTAGCTCTGTGGAAAAAAAGACTAATCTTCTATCAAATGATTCAGATTTCGGAAAAATAGCTGATAATGTACCTGATGGAGAATCCATAGAAGTACAAGGTAAACAAGATTATTCAACCAATTTTAATGATAATTCTTGGGCGGGTGTTAACCTAAACATCGATCGTGTCTCAGTTGTGAAAACTACTGATATCAAAGACTATTCTGATAATCAATATAATGGTTTTGTAGCCGTGCATTACAACATAGATAATACACAACAAGATGTATCTATATACCCTAATCAAGCCACAATTGTAACTGACTATGGTGAGCAAGTTGCTGATGGTGGGGTCTTTAATTATGATTCATGGGATGGTGACTTCATGAAAGGAACAAAAAAAGATGGTTGGGGCATCTATCCTTTATCAAAACTTCCTGATGCATCTTCAATCAAATCCCTTCGATTGAAGATTGATTCTAGCTATGAAACTGATAATTATGATGATGAAAACTCGTATCACACATATGATATTAATTTAAATTTACAATAA